TGTTCCCTTCGTATTATTAGGCGGCGGCATCATGAGTGAATGCCGCCGCCATATTCATTGCTGTCGTCAGTCTTCAGGTGTTTCGGCTTCGAGTCTCGCGTTCGGATCGTCGTTCGCGGCCATGTCGAACTCTTCACGGTAGATGATCGGACTGTTCACCCAGTCGGCGTCCGCGTTCTCCTTGAGACGGCGTGCGAGTTCCTGGAGCAGCTCGTCATTCGAAGCGTCATGCAGCCTTGCGACGGTCTTTCCGTTAGCCATCTCGTCGGCTCTTATATATCCGAACTCAACCAGAGCCTCTACAGGATTTTCGTCATATGCTCTAGCGATGATGATTACCGACTCGGCGCTGAACTCGCATCCTTTGTTGTATTGACGCCAGAGGGTTGAGACGCTGAGTCCGGTCTTGTTGCTGATTTCATTGATCGCCGCATCATGCGTTAGCTGTGCGAAATATGTTTTTTTATCCATGTATTTCATTATGAAATAAAAACTCTTTCATGTCAACACGCCGAAAAGGTGTTTCGACTTGAAAAATCTCTTTTCACCGTGGTATATTACTTTTCAGGTTGAAAAACAAAATGCTTCACAATGAAAGGAACAGTGCTGATGGCTGAATACAAAATGCAGTTCCGAGACGGCTTCCTAGACCGAACCAAACAAATGAGCGGACTCAAAACAGACGAAGCCTTCGCCGGAGCAATAGGAGTCAGCGAAAGCGTCCTAGCCAGAGCCAAAAAAACCAACGAATGCACACCACTCATGCTCATAGGACTCTACAAAGCATTCGGCTTCCAACCCGGAGAAATCGCCCAAATCAAACAAACCGCCTAATCACACCACACACGCCAAGGAACCACAATGAAAATCACCACACCACACGGCACTCTCGAAGGTGAAAACATCGAAGCCATCCTCAAAAAATACGGAACCGACTGCCTATTCGGTGCAGACCTGCGCTATGCCGACCTGTGTGGTGCAGACCTGAGCAATACCGACCTGTGTGGTGGCGACTTGTGCCACGCCAACCTGCGCGGTGCCAACCTGCGCGGTGCCTGCCTGTGTGATGCCAACCTGTATTGTGCCTGCCTATTCGGTGCAGACCTGCGCTATGCCGACCTGTGTGGTGCAAACCTATCGGACCTCACCGTCGCCCAAACCAGCATCCTCCCGGATGAAGGCGACATCATCGGCTGGAAAAAAGCCTTCGCACTCGACGGAGCGCGCATCATCGTAAAACTTCTCATTCCAGCAGACGCGCAACGCTCCAACGCCACGGGACGCAAATGCCGCGCCAGCACAGCGCGAGTGCTCGACCTGCAAGACAAGCAAGGCAACAGCCTCCCGCCAGACACCACGGCATACAGCTCATACGACCCAGACTTCACCTACAAAAAAGGCGAAACCATCCACGTCGAAGACTTCGACACAAACCGGTGGAACGAATGCGCCCCCGGCATCCACTTCTTCATCACCCGCATCGAAGCCGTCGAATACTACTAGGAGACCCCAAGTGAACACTGAAATACAACGATTCGACTTCAAGGGCGCGGCATTGCGCACACTGACTGACGAAAATGGCGAACCATGGTTCGTCGCCAAGGACGTATGCGACGTGCTTGAGCTCAGCAACGTAAGCCAAACACTGGCACGCCGCCTCGATGACGACGAGAAAAGTTCCATCACTTTAAATGATGGAACCCCCGGAAACCCGAACAGGGCAATCGTCTCCGAATCCGGCCTCTACGTCCTCGTCCTCGCATCCCGCAAGCCGGAGGCCCACGAGTTCAAACGCTGGGTGACTCACGAGGTGCTGCCGCAGATTCGCAGGACTGGCGGCTACATTCCCACCACGGACGCGGACGATGACATGACCATCCTCGCGAAGGCCGTGATGATCGGCCAACGCACCATGGAGGCGCAGAAGCGTCGCATCGCCGAACAGTCCGAGCATATCAAGGAGCTGGAGCCGAAGGCTCAAGCGCTTGATGATTTCACGAACGTGGAAGACAGGCTGCTTATTCGCGATGCGGCAAAGGTTCTGTCGAACGCCGGAACCCCCATCAAGGGAAAACAGTTGCGCGAGTGGATGGCCGACCATAACTGGATTTTCAAATCCGGTGGCTCTTGGCATCCGACAGCAGCGCATTGCGCTGCGGGTCATCTCGTGATGGTCATGTCTAAAAAGCATGGAGTCAAGGATGATGGCACGGAGTTCGCCTTCCCTCCCACCGTGCGCATAACCCGCAAGGGGTTGGCACTGCTACACAAGCGTCTTGGAGAGATCGCCCTGGACAAGGCACTTGACGCGGAGGTGGCGGAATGACGTTGCTAAATCCTCCCGCACCACCACAGGAATTCGTTCTCGACACTGGCGGACACTGCGTATTCCGCATCAACGAGCGGAAAGGCGCATCCATCGTCGAAAAAGACGAAAAAAAGACGAGCACATTGTATGAGATTCCAGAATCGAAACTGGCTGCGTTCATCCAATGGGCTTCCGACGTTCACGGTCAATCACGATAGGAGACAGTAATGGAAGACGATTACAAGACCCGCATGGTCAAAGAATACCACGAACTCAAGGAACGCATCAGCAAACTCGATGATGTCGTCGCCGGATACAAGAGGGGAGAGCTTGAGTTCAACCCGAAATGCCTTGGCGGCATGACCGTCTCCCAACACTACATCATGCGAGAATACTTGCACATCCTCTTCGACCGCATCCAAGTCATGGGCATCAGCCTCGACTCCGACGAGGAGCCTGACGAGAAGCCACTGCCACCGGAACCACAGTCGCACGGCTTCTTCATCCCACGCGACGGCAAACCATACCTGATTCTCCATGACACGGACGGCACATGGTCATACGTGCCGAACACACCTGCCGTCATAAGCAAAATCAACAGTTGGAGTGAATTTCCCTACGAAATCAACAAGTTCAGTGGATACCTTAACTGGCACCAGCTGGTCGAAGACCTCCAAGATTCAGCCCTCCCGCTCATCCCACTGAATGCCTCAAGCATGCCGACAATCGCCAAGGCGCTCGCCGACAACAACTGATTCTTCCCCATCCGCCTGCAACCCGGATGGGGACCCATAAGCTTCGCCAGCCACTCCGATAAACAATCAAACAATGAAAAATTGGACGTTTATCGAATGTCCACGTTCACCGGCTGGCAAAGATGGAACATCCCATGATGTTCCATGCCGTGGCGAAACACATCCAAACGAACCGTCACAAGCGTTTGCATACACGCGTCGCCACGGCAATCGTCCAAGCCCACACAGTGGGAACAGGAACCGTACCACAAGACCATCGCCAATCGAACCAGACACCATATCTTCTCCTGTACTCGAAGGTATCCGACGATGATCTCGAACGGCTCGCGGTCCGAATCCGCGCTTGGACGCCAGCGGCATGACGTCAACGCCACCCATCGGGACGAAGTTTTTCACTTGGTTTTCTCCGTCCCGCATCGGGAACGATGGTCGGCCAGACTGGTTTCCCTTATTTTCCCAGTCGCCCCGCACACCCTTTTGCGAGCCAACCGTCCAGCGTCATGCCGCAACCCGCTTACACCAACCACCAATCCAAGGAAGGAGCACACACAAATTGACGGCACCCATCATCTTCGAAGACGGCATCCTCACCAAAGACGAGGCAATCGCCTTCACGAAGGTAGGAAAGAAAACATTCGAAGACCTGTACGGGTTCCTCGGATACCAATCCGGCCAAAACAAACTCTTCACAAAGAAGGAACTCCTACTCCGATTCTACGAAATCAAGGACCAAGCAAAGGAGATCAAACAATGACCACCAGACGACTAGTCACCCCGAAAGACATACGAGACAGACAATTCCGACTCTCATTCCCATTCATGGGATACGACGCCAACCAAGTCGATGACTTCCTAGACGACTGCGCGCTCAGCATCCACGCCCTCTGGAACGAAAACCGGAAACTCGCCACGGAAAACAGACGACTCCAATACGAGAACCAAACCCTCAAAACCGACGTGAGCTTCTACAAGCTCGCAGTAGACACCATCGAACACCAAACCAAGGAACAACAATGACCAACACCCCCGAATACGACTTCAGCAGCCTCCGCCCCGACGAACTCAACTCCACCATCGCCGGACTCACAGCACTGAACAAACGAAGCGCCGAAGCCCTCAAAGCCGCAAAGGAAGAATGGCGACGCTCGCATGACGGCGGCGATGAGGAGCACGCCGTGTTCGCCGGACTGGATGCGGGTGAAATCAGTCTCAGCAAAGGCACCGAAGGCCATTACGAGGTCGTTGACGAGCGTGCGTATGGTGCCATGCTGCATGACAGCAAATTCCTCATCCCCGGTGGGAACGATGCGGCGGAGGCCGTGTGGATGCCACGCCCCGAAGCGAAGTCGGAAGCCTATCTGAAGGACATGATCGCGGACCATGGCGGCGAACTCCCTCCCGGCGTCGAGTTCAAGCCGGGACGCGCCCAGACCGTCACGCTTCGCACCACGAGAGGATTCGTGGACAAGGTTTTCACCAGCGAGATAGCACCGAAGATGTTCCAGATGCTCACTTCGACCAAGGAAGAGTAGCCATGTGCAAAAGCCTTACCATCACCAACGAGCAGGACACTTGGAGCCGCGCCCAGCTCGCGGCACTGTCCCAGCTTGGAGTGCAGAACGCGCAGCCAGCCGACTTGGCGGTGTTCCTGCACCAATGCCAGCGTACCGGACTTGACCCTTTCAGTCGTCAAATCTACCTGATCGAACGCCGTCAGAAGCAAGGCAACGAATATGTTTCCAAGCAGACAATCCAAGTCGGCATTGACGGTTTCCGTCTCATCGCCCGTCGTGCGGCGGACAGGAACCATGAACTGTTCAGCGAACCGGAAACCCTCTGGTGCGGAGAGGATGGCGTCTGGCATGACGTGTGGATCGCCCAGACCCCTCCAGTCGCGGCGAAAGTCACCGTCCGCCGTGGCGAAGGCGAGTTCACCGGCGTGGCCCTCTACAGGGAATACGTCGGAACCCGTTACGACAAGAATCTCCACAGGCAGGTCCCCACCAGCATGTGGGCTTCGAAACCGGTGACCATGATCGCGAAATGCGCGGAAGCCCTCGCATTACGCAAGGCGTTCCCGCAGGATTTGAGCGGCCTGTACACGACCGACGAGATGCAGCAGACCAACAACGAGACCGAAGAGGAAATGGTCGAAGCCGAAGTGGTTGACGAGCAGCCACGCCAGAAGCCACGGCAATACGCTCCGCAGGTCCGTCAAGGCCAGCCGGAGCAGGCCGCTGCCCAGGCTCCACCCAATGGTCCCGCCAGTCCCGACCAGTTGAAGACAGTCACCGACATCCTCCGCGCCTGCCAGATCAAACCGGATGAAGCTGACGCGTTCATCCAGAAAATCCTCCACGACCAGACGGCCACGAGCGTGAGCCTCACGGCAGTGCAGGCACAAACATTCATCAACGAATACCGCAAGCACATGCAGCAGCAAGGAGCAGCACAATGAAATACGACCCGAAGAAACTCACCTACGGCGACGCGCTCAGAATCTCGACAGCCAACATGACCGTCACCGTCAACGTCGGAGGCGTACATGTCACCGGCAAGCTGAAGCACCTCGACATGGACGACGCGCTCGCCTGCGACGATCCCGCGCTCCGTGATCTCATGGCATTGTCGCTCATCATCACGGACAACGAGTATTTCGTCGTCCGTGACGACGATAAGGGAACCCTATGCCCGGCCATCAGATTCGACCGTGACCTGAACGTCACTTGGAACACGATCATCTCCATCGAAGAGAATCCCGACGACGGCGTGGAGCTGGACTTCGACGACTGGAAGGCGACGCTCGTCAAGGTCGAGACCCCCACCGCCGACGAGGACAAGCCAACCGACGACACCCAAGCCGAGGAGTGGGAGAAGCAGCTTCCCAAGGCCAACGGATTCTACAAGGCCGCGACCGGCAGCGTATGGCTCCACACGGGCGACACTTGGACGCCCATCCTGGACCATCACGGCAACGTTCCGCCGCACGCCTTGCAGCAGACCACCGAGGCATTCGCCGTCAGCAGCGGCCATTCGAAACGATTCCCGTTCGAACGCCTCAGCGAGAAGAAACTGCCGACCCGTCCGGGCTTCTACCGCAACAAGGACAAGACGAACCTATACCACCTCAACAGTTGCGGCGTGTGGAAGCTCATCGCCTACATGGGACCGGACTTCGACTTACAGATGAAGGACCCATGGGATTCACCATTCGTACCGGTGTTTGGTGGCGAGGTCGTGTCCGAGAGACGCGTCCGAAACGACATGCCTCTCCACTACTGCACCCTCGGTCTCAAACAGCCGAAGGAAGCGGTCTGCGGGGCGAACTTTTGAACATCACCAGACGAGCCGGATGCACGTGCGCGTACTGCGTGCGTCACGATCCAGTCAAGACGGGACTCATCCCATACTGCCGTAAATGCGGCAAAAGCACTTGCGCCGCCGCGCGAAGCCACATGATCATGTGCAACGTCGAAGCGTCCAACAGCCACAAGACGGCTGACCGTCTCAAAAACATGAAAGCCGAAGACCAGCAGGGATGGGTCGGACTCGAAACCCATCCACGACACGACAAGGAGAACAAGCAATGAGCACTCCGACCATCATCCTCGTGGGACGAATCGTCAAAATCAAAAAGGACGGCAACCTGTTCAACGCCGGAACCACGAAGAACGGCAAGAACTACATCCAGTTCCGCATCCTCTGCTCCAACAGGGTCAAGAACCCGGACGGCTCATGGGGTTACGGCGCATCCTGCTCACGCACCTGCGAAGCATGGAACGATCTCGCCACACACATCCAGAACAGCATCAAGGAAGGCGACGAGTATATCGTCATCGGCAACGAGTCCGATGATCGTTTCGATGATTCGTCCGGCGTCACCCACTACACGCAGAAGGTCAACGTCCGCGAGATCGGTCCGAGTCTCCGATGGGGCACCGCCCAACTGGAGAACGCAAGCCAGCAGTACGGCCAACGCCAGACCGCAGCCGCTCCCGCTCCCGCCATGCCGCAGCAGGCAGGCCCCGACCCGTGGGGCGGCAGCGGATTCGACGGATTCGGACAGCCAGCAGGAGAACCGGCGTTCTGATGCCACGCAACCGACAGTCGGCCAAAAAAGCCGGAACGGCAATGGAAACGGCGGTGGAACACTACCTGCAATGGGCGTTGAACGACCAACGCATCATCCGCCGCCGTCTCCACGGCAGCAACGACCTAGGCGACATCGCGAACATCTTCTTCCACGGACAGCCGGTATGCGTGGAAGTCAAGAACACCAAACGCCTCGACGCCACGAAACACTACAACGAGGCGGTCGAGGAGGCCGGAAACCTTGACAGCCCCTACCCGTGGGTCGTGCAGAAGAAGCCACGCGTCGGCCTGTCCACACTCGAACGAATCGGCCAACAGCTCGCATACACGGATCTGGAAACCTACCACACCATGTGCGCGTTGGCCGGACGGTTCACTGAAAAATTCGACATCGACCTCATCGGGCGGAGCAGACAATACGTCTGCATCACCTTGGAGAACCTAACCCTCATCCTCAACGACGGACTGCCACTCGGACCGGAAGGACAATCATGACCGCGATAGTCGTCACATGCGCCCTCATCGTCAGTGCCATCGGATTCGTCATCATGCTCGGCTCGTTGAACCTCATCGACCGTAACAGGCCGTCAGGCGACTGGCTGTGGATATTGGGCATGACCCTAGTGGAGGGCGGTTCGATAACCATCCTCATCGACATCGGGATAGGACTCATGACATGACGGGAGAATCTGAAGTGAGGGACGGCTACACCCGACTCGACAACGGATTCTGGGCCGACGCGAGGATATGCAGGCTCCGCGACGAAATGCCAAGAGCGGCGCTCATCTACGTCATGGCATTGAGCTGGTGCAGCTGCAACCTCACGGATGGAGACATCGACACCGACCAGCTGACGTACACGCTTGGCGCATCCGAACAGGAGATCGAAACCCTCATCGACATCGGCCTGTTCCAACAGACCATCACCGGCGTGCGCATCAACGAATACCAGTCGAACGGGAACCACACCAGAAAAGAACTCGCCGACCGGACGGCCCGCAACACGGCAAGCAAACGCCGAAGCCGCGCACGACAGGCATCCGACGACAAGTATTCCGCCGATTTCGAAACCTTCTGGAAAGCGTATCCACGACACGTTGACAAGCGTCCCGCCTGGAAAGCATGGAAGAACGCCATCCAAGACACGGGCGCGGACACCATCATCAACAGCGCACGAGCCTATGCCAGACAGGTCGAGATCGAAGGAACCGAACCCAAATACGTCAAATACGCGGCCACATGGCTCAACGCGGCGGGGTGGGAAAACGAATACGACATCCGACCAACCCTCACCCTCCGCACCAATCCGACCATGATGAGCCGCAACGAATCGAACCGCATGGCGAACCTCAACAGGGCATGGCAGTACATGAGCGACGAGGAACGCCAACGGGCGATGGGAGGAACAGGATGATAACCAAAGGAGAGGCCGCGATGCTGCTGACCACGATCAACGCGCATCACGGCAACGCCCAATGGGACGACCTGCAATTGGACGAGTTCTACCGCGAACTCGACAAGCGCAACAACATCCAAGACATGCGTACGGCGGTCGTGAGATTCTACGCGACCAAACCGGACAAGTGGATGCGTGCCGCCGACATCAACATCCTCTGCAAGAAAATTCGCGCAAGCCGGATTCCCGACGAGAACACCATCCAACAGCTCGCCGCCAAGCATCACGTCACGGCGGACGACTATTGGGAGTTCAAACGTCGCGTCGTCTTCGGCACCGCGCGGGAAGCCCGAGAGTTGGGCGAAGCCGTCAGCAAGGCCCTCGAACAGGCCGACCGTCCGCAAATCGCATCCAAGCCCATCGCACGCCAGCCAACCGTGGACGACGATCTGGGAGACCTGTTCAAAACACCATGAGCAAATGGAAGGAAACCAACAAGTACGGCATCCGTGAAAGCAAAGCCGCCTACTGGCGTTACACGCGTCGGATGGACAAGGAAGCCGAAATCCTCAAGGAACTCGAACCTCAGCCCCCCACGCATGTGGACCTGACCGGACTGGAAACCTATATCCAACGATTACGTGAATCCAAGGAGCCAACAATGGACGACAATTATCTCATCTGGTTCGATGTCGAAACCAGCGGACTCGACCCAATGTCCGACAATCTACTGGAAGTCGAAGCCAGAATCACCGACATGAAGGGCCTTCAGGTGCCATTCAACGACGACCCCCTGATATTCCATAGGGTCATCCGTTTCGATGACAACACGCCAATCCGCGCGTTCAACAGCACAACCATCGACATGCATTCCAGAAACGGACTCATCGGCGAATGCATGAACGCGAAAGACACGCTCAAAAACGTGGACAAGCAGATGGCCGTCTGGCTCATCGACACGGGCCTCGACCCCGGTCTCATGCATCCAGCCGGAACCAACGTCCACTTCGATATCCGATGGCTCGACGTGAACATGCCCAACACGAGCGGCATCCTCCACAAGCTCAGCCACCGGCGACTCGACCTCACCAGTTTCCGCCTCTTGCGACTCGCCCACTGCGGCGACCCATACGATTGCGTCCACGAACCCACGCATCGCACAACCGACTGCCTCAACCGAGACATCTCCGAATACAAAACCATCATCAACCAGCAAGGACAGTGAAAATGACCCTAGAAACCCTCGAAATCCAACCGCTCACCCCAAACGCCACAATCACCCGCGCCCACGACGCGGACGCCGGACTCGACCTCCACTGCATCGAAGACTTCCACATCGACGGACTAGGCCGCATCACAGTGGGAACCGGCATCGCGATCAACCTGCCCGAAGGCTACATGGCACGAGTCTGCCCACGTTCCGGCCTTGCCAGGAATTACGGCATCGACATCCTCGGCGGCATCATCGACGCCGGATACCGTGGCGAGATCAAAGTCATCCTGCATAACACGTCCACCAGCCGCATCAACTTCCGTTGCGGCGACCGTATCGCGCAACTCGTCATCACGCCGGTGGAAACCCCCAGAATCCGCAAGGTCGTCGAATTCACCGACACGACGGAACGTGGAGGAAACGGATTCGGTTCGACCGGACGATGAACAACAGGAACCAGCCATGAAACGAAACGTCTACACCATCCACGGACAACGATTACGAAACACACAAGCGTCAATGCTTGTCCACATCGTCGAAACGCATCGAATGCCATCATCCGCATTCTACGCAAAACCGTTAGCCACGTTAGGTTCCCTCATCGACAGGAATCTCATCATCCCCCTCGCGGACGGCACCTACAAGCCAACCAAGCAAGGCATCGAGACCGCCGACGCGATCAAACGATTAGACAAGGAAGAGCCAACACGACGGCCAAACATCGTCCAACGTGGCATCAACCGAAACTTCAACAAGTACTGGAACGACTACTACTCGCATCCACTCACATACGAATACCACCCGACATTGGAAACAATCTGCGAAAGGAACCGATGATGCAGACACTCAGCCCGAAACAGCAGGAAATGCTCACTGACGTGAGCAACATGCAAGGCCAATACCAGGCCGTCGATAACCAGACCGGCAGGGCGCTGCTCCGCAAGAAGCTTATCCGCCAAGTGAACGACCGGTTCGAGACGACCAAGGAAGGCGAACGACTGTACATGGAAATCGTGAACCAGGCATTCGAGAAGGCAAGGATGGTGCTAAATGACTGACAACATAAATCCAAGCCACTACAAGGACGGCCCATTCGAGTGCATCGAACTATCCAGGCTCCTTAGTTCCGACTGGGGCCAAGCCGTGCAGTATTGCTTCCGCTGGCAGCACAAGAACGGTGTCGAAGACCTCAAGAAGGCGCTCTGGTTCATCAATGACGCAATCACGCATAATGTGCCGTTCTTCGCCGCGTGCTGCAAACGGAACGCCGACATTCTCGAAGCTCAGGCAATCAGGCTTCTTGGCATCCTACAGGCCGAGAACTGGGCTGATCTTGAACAGTTCTGGCGGAACCTCAAGTGGGGAGACCGCGTGGACGTGCTCGAAGCCCTCACCGAAAAGATCAATGAAATCGAAAAGGAAGGAAAGTAATCATGGAACACATCGTGCAGTTCGCCATCAACATTGACGACAAGACCATCCAGAACCGTATCGAGGAACACGCCTACACGGACGTGCTCAACAAGCTCACCAAAAACGCCGTGGACAGTGTTTTCTCATACACCAGCGCGTATTCGCGGGACATCATGTGGAAGAACTTGATGGAGGACGCTTTGCAAAGCTTCCTCGAAGAACGCAAGGACGAGATCATCAACAAGGCCGCGAACATGCTCGCCGACCGGTTCCAACGGACGAAGAAGTATCGGGAAGCCATGGGAGACGCCATCGAAAAGGACGGTGAGTGATGGATAAGACGCGTGTGGCCCTCACGGCGATCAGCTGCATCACGGTGGTCTTGATTTTATTCATTTGTGGAATGTCACCCAATATCGACAAGAAGACCAATGCGGGTTTCCAAATGGAAACGGTCAAGACCGGTGACGTGACATGGGCCTGTCTGAAGCATAACGGCGAATACATCGGCTGCAACACGGTGGAGACGGTCAAATGAATGTTTTCGCAGGCAAGACCGGCTACATCGTCTGGCCGCAAGGCGATACGGGAGTTCACACATGCCGTGTGTACGACTCACTGGATGAAGCTGAGAGCGCGGCACGTTCCAAAGCCGACTTCTACCACAGGCCGTATGAGGTGCGTACCGCTTATGAGAGTCCGGCAAGAACCATCAGAATAATTAACCCAAGGAGACACCAATGAGCGACAGAGTGAAAGTCGGCACGAGCAAGGTCACGTTCCGTGTGCGCGCGTTCGACTATCCGCAGATCGAACTCGCATCCGTCGAAGTGGATGTGCCGATGTACACGAAGACGGACAACAAGCTCGACAACATGCAGCAGGGACATGTCAAGGTGGACGTGCCGGACGGTTTCAACGAGAAGGTCAAAGACGCATTGCATGTGTTCGCGGACATTCTACAGGCATCGTTCAACGAAGAAGGAGAGTGAAATGTTGAGAAGCATTGATTTCAAAACAATGCCTTATCTATTCACTGACAAGGCTGGCACTTGTCTGACCGTGGAGTTCGACGGGAGGGAACTGGATGACATCTACAAGCAGGTGAAGGCCATGCACGATCAGGAGCATCCGTCTGATGGCATGCCCATCGAACCAATGGAACCGGGCTGGTATATGACTCGGGATGGTGAAGACCTGTTGAGCTTCGACGGTGACGCATGGCATATCCACAATCTCGGTGGTGCGGAACCGTTCGCTGACGGTGATCTGGAAACGATGGACTGGAGCGTGGTCAAACGAACGTTCGATGCTGACTCATTTCCTTTAGTTCCAGTCAATCCAAGGAAACCGAATATGACAGGGGAGTCCACGAATGTTCAATAGAAAGCATAGGGAAGTCCGATACGTCAAATGCCCGTACTGCGGCAGAAACCCAGTCATCATGCAAGGCCGCAGCATCACGGACAAGAACAAGATGGTCATGCATTACGAGTGTCCAGAAAATCATCTGACCACCGGTGACACGCCATATCCACGCGAAGCATTGGATCTTTGGCTTCTCGCAGTAGGCAAGGTGCTGAAAGTCGATGATGTGATAAGCGACTACTTCGCCAAAAGCAAAGGAAGGGGACAGGACGATGACCGAGCATGAGGAATACTGCGTGAGCATCCGCAAATCCTACATAATGCCCGACCACACGCTGGGAGGATACACGGTGACGTTATGGAGTTGGAGCAGTCCCGACGAAACATGGTGGTATGCGGCAGTGCGCGAATACCTGTTCGCGGACTACAACGGCAGTCGTAGGAAGGCGTTACGGCAGGCGAGACGGGCCGCTAGAAAACTCGCCGGAATATTCGACTGCACTAACCATGACACCAACGAGGAAGGAATGTGGCAATGAGCGACGTGCATGAATCATTGACGGACTGGCGGACACTGCTCATGAGCACGCTCGCCGGGCATAGGGCGATAGTCCAACTCGACGAGGGCACGATCATCGACGGCTATCTGGAATACATGCCGTCGAAGCTCCGTAAGGAGCTACGAGGCGCGACAGAAGGAATCCGCGAATCATTGACGGTCGAAGGCGTGCATCAGCCGGTAATCATCAGCGTGAATGCCGGTGAGAAGCATCTGGCCAATGGGGTGAAAGCCGTGAACATCCTTAAGGAGATGAGCGCATGAGTCTTACCGAAATCTGCTGGAACATTTCAAGCGTTTTCATCGTCATCGTCTTGGGTGTGATGGCGGTATTGGCGATGCTGACATTGTTTGCGATAGTGGCGGCGATATCCACTTCCAATCCACAAGACAAGGAGGAACACCATGGTAACGAACGTGAGTGAAAAAGACAAAGCATTGCAGGAAGTCATCGACTGGTGCGAGCAGCGTGAGATCGAAGGTCTGCGGCTTGCAAACGCTCTTCTGATGCAGCGTGACATGGCCGCATATGGTGTCGTTAAGGGACAAATCAACGCATACGACAAGGTCGCCGACCACTGCCGTTCCATGCTCAGCGACAGCGGCTCTACGCCGTCCTATCTCAACTATGAAGACATCGATGACAGCAGCCCGGACATGCACCCACAGGTTGGCGACTACGGTGTGGCCATCCGAGAGAACTCCCACGGTCAGGAGGAAATACCGTTCCACATCGAACGGGAGGAACACACCGGACTGCCGGTAGCACTCCTGAACATGCAACTGGAGGCGAAACCGGAAGACGACATAGACGATGGACAGTACGTGAGCCTGTTCCAGCTCTATTTGGACGGCTTTGTGCTGAGTCGGACGGGCCGAAAGCGGAACAAAGACGCGGAGGAATAGTCATGTGGTTCAAACGCAAACACAACGAATACGGGTGTCCAATGTGCGGCAGGCTACCGGTAATCAAGGGAGCGGAAACGAGGGAATACCAGGAGAGCCGTAAAACAACACTCACCATCTACCGGCTCCAATGCCCACTTGGGCATATCTCTACCAGCTGGTTCAGTTACCCCGCATACGCAAGCAGACAGTGGAAACAACTAGTAGACGAATACAAGAAGAAGGACACGAAATGAGCAGTCAATACAAGGTTTGCTCGCTGTTTTGGGAGCATTGTGACGGCTACTATCGCTTAAAAAACCAGGGGAGGCTTGAAGAGCTGCTGAGCGATGGTTGGGAGATTTCACGGGTGGATACCATGTCGCCAACGAACTTTCCATCTGGCGCATTCGGCGCCACGAACGTCTACATTCTCGAAAAGCAAAACGAGGAAAAGCAAAACGAGGACACGAAAAAGAACAGTGTGTTAGAACCCCTCCCGCATGACACGGGTCTACGTGTGGGACTCCTCCCGCATGACATGGGTCTACGTGTGGAACTCGATACGAACGAAACATGCTACCTGAAAAGCGGATGGAAAGAACGCGGGGACGGTATCTACGGGCTTGCTGTGAGTTATACGGATGGTTCCGGCATCGTATCCGTTTCGCGGCCTGACAAGCCTGTTCCCATCGCAATCATGAACAGCCACGTGAGGCTAGCAGTCTCATTCGATGAACATGAAACCGAAACCACCAGGCAAAACGAGGATACGAACATGAAGGAGACAAACCGATGAACGACGATAAGCAGCATGCGGTGTGGCGTGAAAGCATCGAAAAATACGGCAAGGAGACGCAAAGCATCGTCTGCATGGAGGAATGCTCCGAACTCATCCAAGCCGTCAGCAAGCGTCTTCGCGGCAAGCCCGACGCCACCGACAATCTCGCGGAGGAAATGGCCGACGTGACCATCTGCCTGTACCTGCTCAAGGAAATGTACGGCATCACCGACGCGCAGTTAAATGAATGGATCGCACGCAAGACGGCAAGGCAATACGAGCGAATACAGACCGATGACCCATTCCTGAAAGGCGAGGACGCGGAATGAGCGACTACCGCGATGGATACATGCAGGCCATATGCGAAATAGGCACAATCGCCTATGAAAGAGCGGCAGAAGCCCGCCGCCGAGAAGGACTGGCATATGAGGCCGAGGAATACGAGAAGGAGTCATTTTGGCATGCGGTGGCCGTCACCGCCGAAATGTTCTACGACTACTGCCAAAAACGACGCGACAAGGAGGACACGGAATGAGCAGGGCCGAGACTACCGCCATGCTGTCCAAGCTGGTGGAGAAGCGGTTGAGGAATCGCGTGAGCTTCTGGGCTAGCGAAGTCAATTTCGACTTGGGGACTCCGAACAACCGACGTATCGACTACATCGGGTTCAAGCCTTTCACGCCCGGCTACGTGCTCGAACCAAGCAGTGTGGAACTAGGCACTTTCTCCTGCTATGAAGTCAAGTCATGCATGGCTGATTTCAAATCGGGTCACGGGCTGACTTTTTACGGTGACGAAAACTATCTAGTCACCACGCCTGAGCTTGCAGATGAACTGCGCGTGAGCCACCAGATTCCGCGAGACATCGACCAAGTGCTGGTGCCCACAACCAAAGGGGACAAGCTCAGATGCCTATACGACGTGTCCTATGGAGACAAGCGGAATAGCTACAGGCGGCGTCCGGCAAGCGAAATGCTGTACGCGATGATAGAAGCGAACGGAAAGAGGACGAATTGAGCATCGCAGAGGATGAAGCTGAGAAAACGTATCCGACCCGCTACTGGGATGGAACTCGTATCAAGGAAGAGATTTTCTGTGACACGGACGATTTGCAGGAAGCGTACCTGCGTGGCCGTAACGCACCACCGGCTGACGCCGAAGTGGAGGCCGTGGCGAAAAAGCTGATGTGGTGGGCCAGTGCGCCATTCTGGGAAGACGTCATGCCCAGTGAGGACTGCTTCTGGAATCAGGCCGAGCCGGAAATGCGAGCCGATTATCTCAGGGGCGCTCGGGAAATGCTCGAAATCGCACGGAAGGCGGTAAACGAATGAGCAAAGACATGGAGAAGATTATGTGCATAATCAAGAAAGCGTCCTACGTGATCAACGCGATAGCGATGCTCGCAATCATCATCATAAAAATCATCGCCAACGCGGACCCTATATCCATAGCGATACTCTCGTTCCTCTGCGGAGCATACGTGATGATCGTGTCCGTCATACTGTACGACGAACACTTGGAGAAGGAATACGAGTGAGCCTACGGAAACAGGTCCTCCACTACGCGGACCTCGACTACGACGCGGACGAGATAAGCCGCCTACTGCACGTGGACAGGAGGCTCGTACTCCAAATCGAAGCCCACCGCAACGACCCCGAACCAGCCACGCCAACGGAAGGAGAACAGCCAACGCTAATCTGACACACACACTATACTAGACAAGTCGCCCAACGGTTGCAAACAAAGGGTTGAGGCAACAAGACCAAACACACCCAAAACGCAACCAAGGAGCCAACACTTGACGCAAACCACATGCGCGGCATGCTGGAAAACAACCGACGACAAGCATATCCTCTGCACATCCTGCGAAACCCAACTCCAATTCGATCTGCAATGGTTCGAAAACCACCTGCAAGACCTCGAATGGCGCACAAACCGCATGGACAAGACAGGCAACGGCGGAGGCGGCGGACATAACGGACTCGCCACCTCCCCGGCACCATTACGCGAAACCGCGTTCGAACTCATCGAAGGCAACGGCATGGACGACATTCCAAGCCTCCGTGACATCATCAACGAATACGCGCGATGCCTGAACGTGACCGCCCCATACGACCGGAAACTCGAAACACTCATCCGCAACATCCGGCTCACCGACAAGTGGAAGACCAGCAAGGCAACACCAACCTACACGCGAATCATCCACCGTATCCGACGCAAGGCCCAGGAACTCCTCGACTTCACCCTCGAAGACCAGATCATCATCGGCGAATGCCCGACCGACGACTGCCACCGCATCGTGAAAGTCATTCCAAACGCCACGTTCGCACCGAAATGCCCCGACTGCGGTCAAGTGTATCCGGTCTCCGCCATCCGTGAGAACAGGCGACACAAACTCCTCGCCACGCACATCACCGGCACGCAGACCGAAATCCGCAGACTGCTCCTGCAATGCGGCATCATCGTCAAACCCGGCACCATGCGCAGTTGGGTCAGCAGGGGAGACCTGAAACCCGTCACGCCGGTCAAAGACACGCGCAAGCAACGCTACCGGCTGTCCGACGTGTACAAGCTCGCCGTCAGAAACCCCGAAAAGGAAACGAACATTTGGATGCTCCTACAGGAAGAACAAGCATGAACATCGACCTCTCCAACCCGCCATACGCGGTCAAACTCAATGATCTCGGATTCGCATACTCGCACACCGACCATAAGAAAGGCATCATCGTCTACACTCACGCCGACCCCAGATTGGCCGGCTCCAAATGGATTGACCATGGGAACGACATGGAATGCATCATCGACTTCGAAGATGAGAACTGCATGAAACCATTTTCATTCACATTCAAGAACCTTCGCAACGGCGTCAGCAAAACCATTCAGGCAAGCAATCTCGCCCTAGTGGAAGAAGTCATCCGATGACCTCCACTATCAGCATCACCGACAAAGGCAAGACCATCACCTACCACGCGCATCACATGCGAGACCAAATCGAACCAGTCAAACAGTACGGCATGTTCGGAGAACGATTGGACGCCCGAAAGAAACTACACGTTCTAACCTTCTACACGGAGGATTGAATTGAACGTCAACCTCAAATGCTCGCCAATCCTACTGCTATTGTCCGGCGTGCTGGCACTCCTGAAGATCATGGGACAATTCCCATACTCATGGATATGGGTGATCGCACCCATTTGGATACCACTACTCGCACTGGCCGGTATCACAGTCATCCTGATAATCGCTTGGATTATCGGCGTCGTAGGCGTACTCATTCTCGAAAAGTTCGGAGACTAATTGCAGATCAGCGGCAACACCCGCAACGGGGATGTGGCGTGCGTCATCGACACGACACAGGACAACACCACCAAGGAGGCACAATGAAAGTACTCGACTTCACCAAGAGAACAGACAAACTGGTAGACAAGCTGCTAAAACTCGGATTCCATTATCAAAGCACCGACAAGGAAGAGCGTCCGCCAAAACCCCCACGGCTGATAACCACATGGGCGAACGTCATGAATGGCGTGACCCTGCAAATCATCGATACCTATGACGAACTCCGTGACGAAAACTACAAACGGATTACAATACCGCGCAAATACGTCAGGATAACCGATGATTGCACTAACATAAGCGTCACCATGTCGGTCGAAGAGTTCATGGAATTGGAACAGATCACGAACAGCCACGGCACCACATTCCCACTCCCGGAAACATCCAACGAAAACGGCCTTAACGAGAACTAGGAGGTCACGCGGAATGAGCGAGACAATCACAGCAGACCATCTGAACGCCACGCACTTAGGCAAGCGAATCACCATCAACGGCTTGCATGGCACCGTCGTGTCGGGCAAGCTGAAAGAAATCAGCGCCGACTACGCCATCATACCCAGTTTGACGTGTTACTTCCCCTACAAAGAAAACAAAACATTGGAGTACAGTAAGGACGTTCACATCATTCTGCACTTGTCTAACCAAGTCAACGACGATATCAAAGCAACCGTACGCGAGGACACGGAACTACAGATAGAGGATGAACAGTGACTTCACCAACCACCAAAGAACTGCTCATGCGCGTGATCGCCGTGGAATCACCGAAACTGTTCGACGGGTCAGACAGCGAGCCAATCGAAGTGACCTCCTACTCCTATCAGGAAGAAGAGCACCTCTGCGATACATGCGACTATCCGGAATTACTGCTCATAGGATACCGGACACGTGGCGGGAAAACGAAACATCTGAAGTACAAGTACTTCGACCTATCCGACCTGCTCAGAACATTAGACAAGTGGGACAGACAACACGACGATACGAGGGAGTCGGACGCATGAAATGGTTCACCAGCGACCTGCATTTCGCACACCCATTCGTGGCCGCGCTACGCGGTTACGCGCTACCCGGATACGCTCGCGACGAATCAATCAAACAACAGGCCGAACACGACGGCAGACAACTCAAGGATTGCGTTGACTGGCGTCGGCACGATGCCGACATCATACAAACGATAAACACATACGTCGGCCAGGAAGACGAACTCTACATCCTCGGAGACATTAGCTCCGGCAGCACGTGGAGCGTCGATCAGGCGATAATGCGCATCCAGAATCTACAGGTTCCACGCAAACGCAGACACTTGATCCTCGGCAACCACGAAATACACAGTTCCAGCCGAACGCTGGAAAAGTTGGCAAGCGTGTTCGGGGAAGTCGGAAGAGTCGGCATCACCGAAATCAGAGACGGGTGGGGCAACAATCCACACACGGTATTTTTAAGCCACTACCAATGGCGTGAAGACTTCACGCAAAGCAAACCCCTAGGCGCAGTCTCAACCAATTGGAACGCGCCGGAATTGGCCGAATACGCGCTACCATACGTGAACAACACGCTGCTCCTGCATGGACATACGCACGCGCATGACCCGCTTGAGTTCGGCAGACATCACAATGAGATCAACGTCGGATTGGACGCATGGTGGTTCGAGCCAGTCAACGAAGCCGAATTGGTGGACAATTGGCTACACGATGCGTTAAGCGTAGCTGAGTAGTCTACAATGGCATGATTATGCATTACATGGTAAACCCCCGCCTTCAGGCGGGGGAAGCCGTCAAGCGTCCTTCACGCAGGTGAACGAGAGAATATCACCATCGGTCTCACATTCAGACGTGAGACGATAACCGTTCTCTTCAAGAACCTTCTTAATATCGGGCGTGAAATCATTCTTCTCCCAATCATCAGGATCAAGATTCAGATAATCCACCTCGTTCTCATCATCATCGAAATCGATAGGCCCATCGAAAATGCGAATATGAAAACACACGTCAGCACCATTGGACAACGGATATTTCAAAATCTCATTATTCGGCTCCATCAAATCAACGTATGCATTAAAATCAGTCATTTCAACCTCCATGATAAAAAAATGTCAATCCTTGTATTATCGGTGTTTTAGCGAGTGTTCGCCAAACGTTGGAAACCGGCTTCATCATCCTCGGGATACCGGAACCGCGCTTCGATGCCCTGCGATTCAAGGATCGCGGCTATCTCCCTGCTGCGGGCATTGACGATGGCGTAGTCGCCTTTGTCCCGTCCGTAACGGTCGTAGTGTTCCTGCGAACGATAGTAGAGCAAGTCCACATGACTAGGCGCGTGCCCCTGCGTTTCCGTCATCTCTTCCACCGCATCCAAAGCGACCTCGACCGCTTCGACATGCTGCGTGAGCATACTTTCCAACCATGCCTGCACGTCTGCCGGTGGTTCCGCCTCGCCGGGCTTCTCCCAACGTTTCACCGTCAACACGGCATTGCTGAAACGGTCGGCAAGCATCTTCTGACTGATGCCGCATCGCTCCCTGGTCTCGCGGAACTGAGCCTTGGATAAGGTCATATCATTCTCCTATCGAGATTGTCCTGCACTTCAGTGTCCCAAAATGTGTTATACTCGAAATGTCTTTAAGACATGCTCCCCACGCTAGTGGGGATGATCCCATAAAAGATTTGGGATTCGTAGTGTTCCCCACACTGGTGGGGATTGGGCCGGTGTTTTTCACCGGCCTTTTTCATTACCTCCTCAGACGGAAGCGCCGTCACCGTCCTCTTTGGCGATTTTTGCCTTGAGCATGTCACGGATGCTCAGTTTCCTGCCGGAATCCTCCTTTTCCGCAGGCTTTTCCGCGGCCTTGATCTCCCTTCTGGCCGCCCGGAAGTCGGCTCGGTCGAAGAACATGATTTTGGGGTTGCGGCGTGCGTTGATCCAGTCGGACGCTTCGGTGATGTTGTCGGCGACCTTCAGCATGGCCTTCATGTCGAGCAGGTCGTTTTTGTCGGCTGACTTCATGTCGGCCTTGGTCTTTTCGATGAATTCCTTGCGAATGTCGGTCGCCCATGCGACCTGTTTCTCGCTGCCATTGAGGTTGTTCATTTCAGTCTCCTTGAGTCTGTTATGTGATGCGACGGTATCTTCTCACTCGTTGTCGCTGGCGTCGATGAGGAACGCTGCGTAGAACCTGCCGTTATGATAGGGTTCGCGCACTTTGAGCGTCGCGTTCGGATAGTCCTTGCCCATGATCGCCAATGCCTCGCGCTTCGCGGCCTTGAAGCCGTCTCCGCTATGATGTTCCATACGAAGGGAATGATGATGATAATAGCCGTCATTGTCCACAGTGTTCCAATCAAGAGTAGCCATCTGCACAGGCTGCTCGGCGTCGAACTCGTCTGCGGTGTAATCAAATTCGCGGGTAATCATTTCTTTCAATCTCCTTGTGATTGTGGGGATGCCTAGCGCCTCCCGTCTTATGGTTACAAGTATATGATACCAGTAGTATCATTCAAGTTGGCGTGTCACCGCCGACTTCGCAGCCGGGGATTAGTCTTCGACGTTCCAAAGGCAATCGCCGTATTCGCGAACTTCGCCTATGGTGGGCGCTCCAATCATGCCCATAAGTCGGCACGCCATGCGATTGATGAAGTTTGGGCGGGTTAGGCCACTTCTATTCAACGGCATCGATCTGCTGCCGGAGTTCCTCTATCTCATTGGAAAGGATGGTGAGAAATTCCCGGTATTCGTAGAGTTCGGCCGCCGCATCGATGGATTCGGCCTCCAGTTCGAACCGGCAGTCGCCGTCGTCGGTGAATGTCAGATCAGGAAAGTCGAACCATTGCCAGCTGCAACATTCCGGGTCGCCATGCCACCCGTTTTCGGTTTTGGTCAGCGTGTAGTGTTCCGTACCTTTGTAGTTGCCGTTCATGGTGTACTCCTTTTTAGTCCATGTTTAAAAAGAAAAACGTTGAAAACAAAGGGCGTAGCACCACCGCCACGCCCCGAAATTAAACAACTGAAACCGGCAGACGCCCAAATCAGAACTTAGGGTACATGCCACGATCAAGCTCGGTCACGTCAACAACCTGATTAGGCTGCGGGCCGGATATGTCGAAGTCGCCGATACCGGCCACCATGTCGTTCGCCTGCTCGATGCAGTAATCGATGCCATCAACCATGTAGCCGTCACCATCGCAGCCAAATGTACCAATACCGTCAATAAAGCTGCCGGACGGTTCTACCACATCATCAAGCTGGATTACGGCACGCGGTGGAAGCCCAAGTTCCGCAAGATCAGCATCCGTATAGTCGCTTAGATTCGGTACCTGCCGCAACAAGCCGACATCATAAAAATCAGCAGACCAGTCGGGGCCGTACTGCGTGTTTTCCTCATCCCACTCGCGGATAGAGATTTCCACTGCCTTGCTGTCGTCAATAAGTATAGTCATTTCAGATACTCTCTTTCCAGCCCCCTTGCTAAAATGAGAGGGCTTAGTTAGTTAGATTGGTTAATGATTACTGAGCAAATCGAGCCGGATAGCTGCAACTATCCGGCTCAACTCATTCGTGAGCGGGCATAGCCATAAAGACACATGCCAGCCCTAGCGGGTCACTTAGAATCCGCAGAAGATTCAGAATCAGAATCATCTTCCAAAAGTTTGCGAGGATTCTTGACATGCAACGCGTCGCAGATACGCACGGCGACATTGAGACTCATCCCACCGACATTACGTTGTCCGGTCTCGAACGCGCCAACACGTGACTGGCTCAACCCTGCCTTGTCGGCGAGCTGTTGTTGCGTCATGCCGCGCTTCAGTCTGAGTTCCCTCATGCCCATGTCAGTATCCTTCCGTAAGAAAATCCACAGGGTCGCATTGCAACGCCTCAGACAATCGTAACGCCGTCCGCAAATACATTTGCGAAACAGGACGACCGTTCGTCTCAAAACGGGAGATGGATGGACGTGCGATGCCGCTCAATCCGGCCAGCTCCACCTGCGTCAATCTGCGTGCCTTGCGAATGTTCTTCAATCCGACGACGCCAGCGGACACGCCGCCACGCCACACATGCTCATCTGGATACAGGTCCAACACGTTGCAGTGCAACGCCTGCGCCAGCTTCGCGGCCGTACCCAAATACATGTTTCGCGCCTCGTCCGTATGGTTCTCATACGCCCACAGGCGCGTGAAATCCACGCCGGTCAACGCATTCAACTGCTGCAACGTCAAGCCGTTACGCTCGCGCAGATCACGCAACCCCATGATGGCTCCTTCCAGACTTAAGGACACCATATCATCGGCGGCGAAGCCACGCCGCCGACGCTCAGTCAACCCAATCAGTATCCCAGTTCAGCATGTCCACTGGAATCATGCAGCCACCGGAACACTGGACGTACAGCCAGGTCGAATAGCCCATGCGAGCCGCCCTCACGCCACGGAACCATTCGCCAAGCCACTCGCACAGGAGCGACGGCAACGAACGACGACGCCAGAACGACCTGCCGGACGCATAATCGAACCCATCGTATTCGGCGATAGGGGAGAAGAAGCCATGTTTGCTCACTGTTTTTCCTCCTTGGTCCAAGGGATAATCTGATGCAACAGGTACGCCGCCGTCGTCAACCGGTCGTAAGCGGCCAGCACGTAAGCCGAATCGGGAGCGTTCCCGCTCCCAAGATTCGACAGCAATCTGACGGCCTCCAACGACTTGCCGACCACATTCACACACACGTCGGAATCATGGGCGTCCATCACACATTCCCCTCGTCATCGGCTTGCGTCCAGAACACATAATCAAGGTCATATTCACGAGACTTCTCGAATTGTTCCCCAATCTCAATCGGCGTCAGACCAGAAAGCACTTCAGAAGTGAACTCACAATAATCATCGGAACGAGTATTGTCGTGCAGCATGAACACCTGCTCACACCATTCAGGGAACGCTGACCAGAACTTCCGCCACGAATCCTCGGAAACATATTTGGCGAAATCATTGACGCGATAGACACCCTCATAAGGTTCAAACTCACGCTGGTAGAACGGTTGCAAACCCTCGTTTGCCATGCATTCAATATCGCAAACGACAGCCTCGCCGATCGGCTCATCCAACGGCATTGCCTTCAGCTCGTCAACGGTAATCATCATTCTTTCCTTTCATTCAGCAGCAGAACTCGTCAGTGAGTTCCACCAGTCTTTTCAACGACGTCCGCATGAGACGCGAACGACAGCCGACACCGGCCAGTTCCAGCCGGTTCACCATCGCCACACGCACGGCCTCTCCGCTACCGACAGTGCAACGCGTCAGAAACCGGCCATCGGCACGCAGAACCGCATCCCGATACGCCTCCGCATCGGCCTGAGACCTGTGACGGCGCACGCGGATTGCGCCACCCACATATTCGACGGTCCACAACGCGGCCATGTCAGTCAGCCTCCCCAAGACGGTCGAACATCTTGTCATACGCCTTGCGCACAGCCGACAGGCCATTGCGGTACGCGTACATGCGATTCTCAGGAGTCGCAGACACAGCCAGGTCATGCTGCCAGCTAGCCGGAAACGCGATATGCTCCAACGTCCCGTCCACATCCGTCTGACGAACCTCGACATGCTGCGGGAACATGGCGTCGAACACCAGCACGCACAGCTCGAACGCCAGCCGCGTGTCCGCGTCGGCGACATAACGGAAATCATTCTCGGCCAGCCGCCGCGCCTCATCGACGTCGAACGGCAGCGTGGCATACAATGCGACGAACCGTCCGACCGTCTCGTCATCCAGACCGCCGTCAGCGAAACAGTTTTGCACGACATCGATGAGATTGTCCCGCAAATCGGGCACCAGACCACACGCGCCGCCACGGATATACGGCACCTCGTCACGGCTGAAATGCCTCTCGAACCACTGCCAGCACACGTAACCCACATAGCCGGTCAGCTCACGCGGCAGCAAGTTGACGTCGATCATCGCGCCACCTCCTCGCCGTTAAGGGAATCAACGAACTTCCGCCGCGCCACGCCATCAGCGGCGCAACCAAGCAAATCACTGCTGATGACGTCATAGCCACAGCCGGTAACGAAATAGAAATACCAATCATCACCACCACGGCTCAGCCAACAGGAACGCACGTACCCCGTAAGCTCGTACCGTTTGCACTCGAACCATTCAGCCAGTCCCTCGGCAAGCAGAGAATCGAACTTGAAACGGCCAACGGTGATAATGCTGTTCTCTTCCTCGCATACCCTTTCATCGGCCTCTTCGTCCAGCTCGCCGTCAAGACTGTACCCGGCTTCAAGCGTGGCGAGATTGCGCAACAGCTCGTAGGAATCGATACCGTCGAACGTGTCATGTTCCACAATCTCAGACGTATTAAACCAAGTGATCTCGCTGTAGATATTGTCGTCGAACTTCATTTCACGCCTCACTCTCGCAATAGGATTCAAGCCGCGCCACGCACGACTCATCGCCCGGAACCCGGTGCATATCAAGCCATTGTTCAGCAGTGACCACGGTATAACGCTCACCCAGTTCGCCGTTGCGCTTGACATTGCGGCTGACCACATACACCATGCCGTCAACCCACCGAATAGCGTCCGCATTCCACGCAACGTCGCACGGATCAATGCCGTGAGCGTGCTGGAAATTCCACGCACGATTACGCCGCGCAATCTGAGCCGAACGCATATCCTTGCACCATTGCACAAGATCGTCATAAGCAAACATGATGCACCTCACTCCGCAAGCAGTTCGGAAACCGCATTGCCAAACTCTTCGGAGAAAAGCCAGGTGCGGTAGAAAACCTCAAGTTCTTCAGGATTATCAAGGGGCGCGTCATGCGCGTAATCGCTGGCGATAAACCCACTCCAATCATCTGAGAACATGACGTTTTGCATATTCTCGGAACTCTTGCTAGCGTTGCACGTCCAGGAACCATTATCGTTGCCAGTAACAGGAAGCTCAGCGTCGTCATACTGTCCCCAGCACCATTGCTCAGTTGGCGTAATGCCGTCCGCATAATCCTTGAGGGTTTCAACAATTTCATCCCGCAAGTCGGAACGATATGCCGTTGCAAAAGTATTTTCATCACACATTTTTGACACTCCATTTCCAGCCCCCTTGCTAGAATGAGAGGGCTCTAGTCAGATTGGTTAATGATTACTGAGCAATTGAGCCGGATAGTTGCAGCTATCCGGCTCTACTCATTCGTGAGCTAGCCACGTCGTAAAGACACGTCTAGCCCTGGCGGATTACATTCAATCCGCCGAAGTTTCAGAATCAGAATCAAGTAGCTTACGTGGATTAGCTACGCGCAAAGCGTCACACAAGCGCAAGGCAGTATCAAGCGACAACGTGCGCACGTTTCGTTTCCTCGTCTCAATCTGAGCAATTTCGACGTAATGCACGCCGCTTTTATCCGCTAACTGCCGTTGCGTTAAACCGCGTTTCGTTCTTAATTCTTTTAATCCCATGGCCTTGCTCCCTTCTTGGGTTAGGGCCATCGTAGACCACTCAGACAGCGCTGGGCAATTCCATGCCGGAGACAGCGCCACGTTAGCGACTCAACGACGGTTCAGCCTTGCATAATGTGAGGGTGCATCATGCCTAGTCGCATTCCGCCGCGTCATTGTCGCGTCCACTCTTCAGTTGTCAAACGTCCATGCCGCCGATTCTTCGGGGCTTCCGGGTTGCCGTCCCGGTCTGCGTATCCGCTGCTGTATCTTTCCTTTCTCTTCGTTGTCGTTTGCTTGATGGCTCTCACTATACACGCTATCCAGTTAGATAGCAAACCAAGACAACACAGACACCACATAAACCATTGCAAACACTAGCATTCATCGGCGTGTCGCAACCACATGACGGCGACGAAAAAACACGCTGTCACGTCACGGCCACGGCCACGACGGGCACGACGTCCAGGGCACGACGTGGCCACGACATACACGGCCACGATCACATACAAAGGAACGTGCCCGCGCGATACCACACGACACGCCAAAACACAATCGCACAGACGTACCAATGTTGCACCATGCAACAAACACCCCCGTGGGGGAGCCTCCCGCCCGGCCCTTCTGCTGGGGCCGTCGGGTCAATGGTAGAAATAGTGCGCGCCGTCTGAAAAAGTCCGCGCATGAAACGTGACACGACAACGACGATGTTGGGTTCACATTGAAATCGTTTTCAGCATACCACGCGACACGCCGTATTCTACGCCGTTTCCATTGCAACGTTGATGCAACGTTAGGTATGAGTATGCTGTCGCATGTCGGAATGAATTTTGGAGGACGCGTGGCGTCCTTGTGGGTGTCGTTCCGGCAAGCGGTTCGGTGGTGCTCCTTGTCTCTTGGTTAAGGATTCCGACCGTTGGGACGTTTGTGTTCATAAGGAGCACCGCTAGGGACAGTTGGCTGAGTCTGGTTTAAGGTAGTCGCCTCGAAAGCGACCGACTCTAACGGGTCCGGGAGTTCGAATCTCTCACTGTCCGCAGATGGCATCTTCCTAGGTAAGGTGCGATTCGGTTTCAAGTCCAATGCGAGAGGCTTGTTGGTACCGCCGTTTGATCTCGCACATGGTTCCTATCGCTCTTGTGGGAGTGTTAGTCGCGCGTGGTTTTCTGGTTCCTCTTGACCATGCGTGATGAGATGCCGGTTCGAATCCGGCTGGGAACCCTTTGAGGGTGGATGAATCCCGGAATATAGTGTGTGTGTTTGGATTGTCCGTGAGATTGCGTCCATCCTCGTTTCTTGTGCCAGTCCCATCCGGTGCCGCCTATATGGCTGCACTATTTGTTTTTTTGGGGCTGACTTGCAATCCTGTTGGCACAGCCTTTTGGTTGTCGGGTTCGATTCCCGAGGTTTGCTCTAGGTTTCATGGGGGTAGCTGCCTGTGTGACCGATGGTATTGCTCGAATATCCCCGCTGGAACTTGTGGGGGATAAGAGGCTCCCTGCCTTAATCAGGTGGTTGATGACCGAAGGGGAGGCACGGCCAAACGGGTGCATATATACATACACGTTCCTTGCCGTTGGTGGTAAAGCCCATTCCACCATGCCGAATGTCTTGCCGACTTGGACGTTAACTAAGTCGGGTTTGGAATGTTGGCAGAGTGGTTTAATGCAACTGTCCCGAAAGCAGTCGCACTGTGAAGTGCCGGAGGTTCGAATCCTTCACATTCCGCGTTGGGGAAGTAGTACTACCCCCGAGGGCAAGTGCCTACCGCTGGTGTTGGCTTGTCTGGAGATGAAAGCGGCGGACGCTTCCGTAACGGCGGCTTGGCGGGGATGGTCATGCTTCATGGGTGTGACCATCCTCGCATATGGCATTGGTGCAACCGGTAGCATGGCGGTCTCCAAAACCGTCGATGTTGGTTCGAGTCCAACATGCTGTGCTCAGCCTACCCACATGTTGTGGGAAAGGTCTTCGGAGTCGTCTTGTGGCGGCTCTAGTTTTAGCTGACCCGCCTAGTCTGCGGGAACAGTCTCCTGAGCCGTTGCGACGGCTCTTGCTTTTGGATGCTTGGCAGAGTGGCTTATTGCACCACCTCGCTAAGGTGGCGACCGGGAACGGTCCGGGGGTTCGACTCCCTCAGCATCCGCTCGCCGTGGCTGGCGGTAAAAAGCCATTTTTTGCCATTGGATTTCCTTATGGCGGTTTGGGTTAGATGACAGACAATCCCCATGGTTTTTGGTGATGTGGCGTGGGGATTGCCTGTTTTTCTTTTGCTTTGGTGGCGGAACGGTAGACGCGGCGCACTCAGAATGCGTTGTCCTGTGACGTGAGGGTTCGACTCCCTCCCGAAGCACTGAGGAGTGGTGATGACCAACGATTGGAATAAGTCGCATCGCAAGGAACGGTTCAATCCAGGTTGGGAGCGGACGCGTCGTGAGGTGTTGGATTATTACGGGTGGCGTTGCCAGTATCCGGTGATCGGTGATGATGGCGTGTTGCGTCCGTGTGGCGCTCATGCGAATGAGGTCGATCATATCGTTCGTGCCGAGGATGGTCGGCCTGATGATGATTCTTGGGATAATCTTCAGGTTCTTTGTCGTGCTCATCATTCTTATAAGACTGGTTTGGAGTCGGCTGACGCGCGGCGAAGGAAGAGGGTTGAGCGTGAGGAGGCTCGTTGGTACAGGCATCCCGCGTTCGGTTAGCTGAGGGTGAGTGCAGTGTGAATGGGTGTGATGGGCCTGTTCATGCTCATGGGATGTGTAGGTCTCATTATGATCGTTGGCGGCGTAGTGGCAGTGGTGCCCGTAAGCGTCGTATGAGTCGTGCGTGTCTGGCGTGTGGCTCTTTTTTTGAGACTGAGCGTCGGGACAAGGCTTTTTGTTCGGCTCGTTGTCGTAAGCGTTTCCAGCGTTTGAAGGCTGAGGGTGCGGCTCCTAATCGTACTCCGCAGCCGTTGAAGTCGGTGTTGTGGGAGCCTCGGTCGAATGCCCGTGTCGGGCGGCGGGGGAGTGTTCCTACTGGTTTTTGGACTGCCGAGGACGAGTGGAACGCGTGTTCTCATACGTGTCCGGTTTGTGGGTTGCCGCTTGACCGGTCGGTTGATGTTTTGAGTGATGATTTTCCGGTTGGCGCTTGGCGTGTGCCGTTGGAGCAGGGTGGTGAAAACTCGTTGGCTAATCGGATTGTCGTTCATCGCAGGTGCGCGTAGTGCCGTAACGGGCTTCGCGCTTGTCGTCCCGTAATGGGGCTTTGCGGGGAGTGATGTTATGGGCAGGAAGACGAGTGATTCCGGTAATCAGGTTTTGGAGATTCCTGATGGGAAGTTGGGGCCTGATTTGCCTCCGGCTAACCAGATTTTCCCCAAGGGTGGGGAGTGGTTGCCGTTGGTCGCTCATTGGTATGAGGAGTATCGGCGTAGTCCGAATGCTTCGATGTTGCGTTCGGCTCCTTCTTGGATGGCTGTCCAGTTGGGTTTCGCGACGATCAATGAGATGCTTTCGACTCGTCGTTATGCGACGTTGATGCCGGTCGTGCGTCAGTTGTTTGACGAGTTGGGTTGGACTCCGGCTTCGATGCGTGCGTTGAAGTTCGATGTGCCGGAGGCTGACGACCATGCCGCTTCGGATGGTTCGAATCATGCTGTGATTCAGGATATCGATGCTTGGCGTCGCAAGATCGAGGCGGCTGGCTGACATGCATTTGATGATTCCTAACCTGACTTATGAGGATAGGCGTAGGGGTCTTGGACGTTTGGCGTTGTGGTGGGTTGAGACGTTCAGTCTCATCGGTCGCGGTGGTGCGACCGGTAAGCCTGTCACTCATAGTCCTGAGTATATCCAGTTCTATTTGAACGCCTATGCGTTGAAGCCGGATGGTCGGCGCAGGTTCAATCGTGTGAGCTTGTGGCGTCCGAAGGGTTGCAACAAGAGTGGTTTGGGTAATGATCTGGCCTTGTTCGAGGCTTTTGGCCCGTGTCGTTTCGACCATTGGGCTAAGCCGGGTGAGACGTATACGTTTCTTGGTCAGACTTACTATTATCTGCCGGGTGAGCCTGTTGGCCGTCCTGTCCAGCGTCCTGAGATTCTGTGTTTGGCTACGTCCGAGGATCAGTCGGGCAATATCTTCGATTCGATTTACTATAACTGCACTTCCGGCCCGTTGGCCCAGTTGCAGGGTTTCGGCATGGAGGTCACGAAGACCCGTATCGGCTTGCCGGAGGGTGGGGAGATTATTCCCACGACTTCCGGCGATGCGTCGAAAGATGGTGGCCTTGAGACTTTCGCGTTGATGGATGAGGTGCATCTGTATACGCTGCCGAAGCATCATTCGATGTATAAGACGGTTCAGCGTAATCTTCCGAAGCGTTCGTTGGATGCCGACCCTTGGGCGCTGGAGATGACGACGTATTTCCGTCCGGGGCAGAACAGTGTGGCGGAGAACACGTTGAAGATCGCGGAGGATATTCAGGCTGGCCGTTCCAAGCATTATAAGGGCTTGTATTTCGACTATCGGTATTCGACGCTTCCTATCGAGGATTTTCCTGACGAGAAGAAGCTTGAGCACGCGTTGTATGAGTCGTATGGCTCCGCCGCCCATTCGGATGATGGCAAGGATTACATCATTCTTCCTGATGGGCGTATCGAAGCCGTTGATGCCGATGGTTATTCGGCTGAGGGATTCTCGCTTCGTGATGATGGCGTCGAGCCGGGGCCGTCGAAGGATGGTTGGGTTGACATTCATGGTCTGATGGGGCAGATCTACCAGCCTGATTCGGACCCGAATGATTCGATTCGTTATTATTTGAACTCTCGTGCGTCGAGTGAGGATTCGTGGCTTACGGAGCCTGCGATCCAGTCGCATTTGGCTTACAGGGATTTGTATGGCCGTGCTGTCGGCTCGTCGTCTCGTTTGGATGGGGTCTGGAAGGATTTCATTGACGAGGATGAGGAGATCACGCTTGGGTTCGATGGTTCGATTCGCAATGATTCGACCGCGTTGGTTGGCTGTCGAGTGTCCGATGGTCTGCTGTTTCTTATCAAGTTGCAGCAGCGGCCTGATAATGCGGACCCTGATTGGCGTGTTGACCGTGATGGTTTCGATGCCGCCGTGCGTCGTATGTTCGAGAATTACAATGTCATCGGCTGTTTCGCCGATGCGCATTTCTTCGAGTCGATGATTGGCGGCTGGGAGGCTGAGTATGGGCGTGGCATGAAGGTGTTCGCCCGTGGCCAGTCTTCGATGATGAAGTTTTGGACGAATAACTGGTCGCAGGATATGTATCGTGCGTTGCAGTGCGCGCATTCGTCGTTTGAGTATGCTCCCGAGCCTGTTGAGGAGGGGGAGCCTGACCCGAATAATATTCTTTTGTGTGCCGACCCGCGTCTTGTGTCGCATTTCCGTAACGCGAAGCGGCGTGAGAAGAGTTGGGGCTATCAGATTCATAAGGAGACGCCTAAGAGTCCGCACAAGATCGATGCGTGCATGGCTGGCGTTTTGGCTTATGCGGCGCGTGAGAAGTATTTGGGCCAGTTCGAGGATGATACTCCGCAGCGGGTGATGCCGCAGCGGGTCTGGTGATTTTGGGGTGTTCGTATGGCTTCCACATCTTCTAATATGCAGAGTCTTGTTACTGGTGATGACGAGCCTGATGGTGACGGTCTGGCGTTGACGCGTCTTGCAACGCGTTTGCAGAATCGTATTCCTGACCTGTGTGTGTTGAAGACGTTTTATGACGGTCGTGAGACGGTTCCGTTGCAGTCCGTACCGAAGGCGGCGACCACTACGGCCAATGCAGTGTATAGGCGTTTTGTGGATATCTGCCCGTTGAATCTGGCCCATACGATTGCGGATGCGGTAATCACGTCGCAGCATCCTACCGGTTTTCGTCTTGTCGCCGATAAGACGATGCGGAGCACGGATGCGGATGACATGTGGGATAAGTGCGGCATGGATGTCCGTTCGTTGAACATGTTCATGGATGCGGCGATCTACGGTGCCGCGTATGCGATGGTTCTCGGCAAGGAGAATCCTTCGTATATCCAACGGTTGAGTCCGTGGAGCACGGTTGTGTCCGACGACAAGGATTCGGCTGTGGTGTATGGGTGGTCCGAGGAAGAGCAGATCGAACGGTTGACTTTGTATCGCATCGTCCGTAATGATGACGGTGAGATTCAGAGCGTCTATTCGCGTACCGCGAAGCATGAGGTCAAGTCGCGCACGTTGCCTTCCGATTCGGTCGATGACGAGGATACCGTGTATGACCTTGCCAACGACGATTCGAAGAAGCGTCCAGAGTTCGAGGCGCAGTTCGAGTGGGAGGGCCAGTCTTCCGGCGATGATTGGAAGTTCGCCCTTGATTGCGGGTGTCTTCCTATCGTGCAGTTGACCACTCCTAACGGCAAGGGCCAGTTCGAGGCTTCCTTGAAGACGTTGAGGTCCATCGACCAGCAGCGTTTTCAACGGTTCTGCATTCAGGAGATGCAGGCGTTCAAGCAGCGTTGGGTGTCGGGCGACATGCCTGAGTATTACCAGAAGAGCGACCCTGCGGTCAAGGCCGGTAAGGCCCAGGACGGTGACAAGATCGACTATTCGGAACTGTTCGAGATGGGTCCCGCCGCGTTGTGGCTGCTTCCAGCCGATGCGAAGATCGGCGAATCGTCCATTACGGATATCACGCCGATTGTGAATGCGGCCGCTTCCGATGTGAAGCTTCTGGCAGGTGCCACTGGCACTCCGCTGTCAATTCTTTCGCCTGATGTGGCTGGTTCCGCCGAGGGCGCGAAGCTGACGACCCGTATGCTGCGGTTGAAGGTCCGTGACATGAACATGAGGGCCAATGACGCTTTCGTGCTCCTGTTGAAGATGGCATTGACCGCTTCCGGCAGTAACGCTTCGGAGGAGCGTTTCGAGACGACTTGGGAGCCGTTGGAGCTTCCGTCCGAGTTGGAGCAGTGTCAGGCGGCGGCTCAGGTGAAGGGTGTTCTTCCGTTGAAGACCATCGCCCGTCGTTATCTGCATATGACCGAGACGGAGATCGCGGAGATGATTCAGGATGCCCAGGATACGAGTTTCCTGAATGCCATGGCGCGGCAGAACGCGGCTTTGGATTCGTCGGCGAAGCAGACTGATACGACGATGAATGATTCGTATCTGGGTGACGGGTCCGGTTTGGATTCGTTCTCCACCGGCTCTGGATCGGATTCGATGTCGTCCGATGGGTCGTCGTCGGATGATTCGTCCGACGTTATGGGGGTCTGATGTCTGATGCCGCGTTGGTTGCCGTTCAGGCGTTGGATGACCAGCGGTTGAAGCTGGTTGACGAGTTCGTCCGCAGGGCTTGGAACATGTGGCGTAGCCTGACTCCTTCAGACTGGTGGAATGATGCGGTGGCCGAGGGGGCGGCTGCTTATGTGACGCAGCAGCATATCGCGTTCGTGAAGGCTATGCGCCAGCAGGGCATCTCGTATGCGGATACGATGCTGCGTCTGGCCGGTGTGAACGGTTTGGGGGATATCCCGCAATATGAGGTCGTTCGCGCCAACACGGACCCGTGGCAGGTCGCCATGAGGGTCGCGGACGAGTATCGCACTCAGGCCGTGAAGAATCCTGGGATTCGACCTGCTACGTGGGATGAGATTCTGAAGGATGCCGACCAGTCCGCCGCCAACCATGTGAAGGCTTGGCTGATGGCCGCGAAGGTCCAATTGGACACGAACGCGGTGACCGATGGGTATGTCGCCCAGAATCGTGCCATCCAGTCGCGTTACTGGAGTTCCGGTGTCGGACGGTATCGGCGTGTGATTCATCCCGAACTGTCGAAGACCGGTTCGTGTGGTTTGTGTGTCGTCGCTGCGACCAACACGTTCACGAGGGCTGATTTAATGCCCATGCACAACAGGTGCAAGTGCACAATTTCTCCGATTACCGCATCGAATGATCCCGGGTTGAAATTGAACTCGGATGATTTGATGACGATATACAAGGCCGCTGGCAAAACGTCGGGCCATGATTATTCCACGAGCGCGACGGATTTGACGAAGCTTCGCGTGAAGGTCGTCAACAACAGCGAGCTTGGGCCTGTGCTGCTTCGCAAGGATGCTCCGGTGAATGAGAACGCGCCGGAATGGCATCTGCCTGACATGAGGATGACCCGCGCCCAGATGGAGCGCATGTTCGCCCGCGCGACCGAGTTCAACGCCCGATACGAGGAATTGCTGGATGGCGACAAGGATTCGGTTCAATTCCGGTTCGATGGGCGTTCGTATGAGTTCAAAAAGACAGTCCACACTAAACAGGCTTGGCAGTATGTGCGGAGCCTGTTGGCTTATTCTCGCGGTTTTTTGGGACTGGCCGCTTAAATATTAAGGAGATTTGGTCTTATGGCCTCTCAGGATAATGAAGTCGAATCCGAAAAGGACAAGACTGTTGGGCAGGCCGGAACGGTCGAGGATGCCGTGAAGGATGCTCAGACCACTCCGGTTGACGAACCCGCCGTCGAGCATGACGCTCCGGCTGATGATAAGGGTTCCGATGATTCTTCCAAGCCGTCCGATAATGACGAGCTTGCCAAATGGAAGGCTATGAGCCGTAAGAACGAAGACCGTGCTTCGGCCAATTACAAGGCTTTCCAGTCCGCTGATGCGGAGCTTAAGGCCGCGAAGACGCAGATTGCGCGTCTTGAGGCCAAGGCTAAGTATCCGCAGATCACGGACGCTGTTCTTTCCGACCTCTGCCCCGCAACGGAGCCGGAGGCCATCGCGTCGTGGGCTGAGAAGTATGCGGCGTACAACCCGATTGACACTTCCAAGGTGGAGAGGAAACCGCAGCAGACTGAGGATGCTTTGGCCCGCAAGGTAGCCATGCAGGCCGAGTTCCCGTCCGGCACCTCGCATCCGAAACGTCAGCCGGGCGACGCTTACAAGCGTGTGATGGAACGTCAGAAGGCACGTAAGCGCAGCAAGTAGTTTCCTACTGATTCTTTGAAAGGATTGAGCGTATGACTCAAGAGATGGCTCATTTCTCCGGTATCGTCACCGTTGAGGAGGACAATTCCTGGCGTTATGGCGAGAAGAACACCAATGATTCGGTGTCCGTCACCATCGTGCCTGAATTGTTCAAGACCGCAGACAACAAGTATCTGACCGGTGTGGGTCCGAAGGCCACGACCGTTTACATTCGTTCCGGCATTCCGCTGGCGAAGATCACTTCCGGCGCGAACGTCGGCTCGTATGGCCCGTATGACAAGCAGGCCACCGATGGCCGTCAGACCAAGATCGCCGGTCTGCTTGAATCCATGGTGTCCGTGAACATCAACCTGTCCGGCTGGGATGTGGACGACCCGCTCGTAGGCATGACCTATCGTGGCGACATCGTGGCCTCGAAGCTTCCGGTGAAGCCGGAGTCCGGTGCCGTGTGGGGCGGCGAGTTCTACGACGTTGAGGATGACGTTGTGACGCCGTTGTCCGCCTCGACCGGCGCGACCATCACCGCAATCAAGCTGACCAAGGATGGCACCAATGCCATCACCGGTGGCACAGCCACCCTCTCCAACGGTAAGACCGTGAACATCACAGTTTCCTGATTGACGGTCTTTTACTTCTAAACATTTTGTGAAACCCACCCATCGCGGTGGGTTTTTGCGTATCTAAGGAGTTTTTCTTGGCTATTGACAAGACTATCATCCCGCCGTCCGAGGCGACCGAGGTCGCTCAGGCGGGACATGACTATGTGAACGGCATCCTTCCGTTGTCGAACATCTTCCCGGTCACCTCCAACGGTGGCGACTGGACCGCTTCGTGGACTCCGGTCATTCCGAAGTCGAAGACCCGTGCGATGAAGCATCGTGCGTTGGATGCAGAGATCGGGCATACCAAGTCCGAGACCTCGACCGCTGAGATTCATGCCGGCCTGTTGCCGTTGTCCGGTATGGACCATATCTCCGAGCGTGATATCGCCAAGCATCAGGACGATACCGCCTATATCCACGATAAGGCCGAGGCGAAGTTCGAGGCTCTGGGCCAGCAGGCCGGTGTGACCGAGGAGTTGGAGCGTTTGCAGTGCTTGGTGACCGGCAAGGTGGTCATCAAGGAGAACGGCGTCGATGTGACGTATTCGTTCAGGCGTCCGAGCAACCAGCAGAATGTGAAGCCTACCACCACTTGGGATAATGACAAGTCGAATCCGTGCGACGACATCGAAGCGTGGGTGAAGATCATGCGCAAGGCTTACGGTCGTAAGCCGCACGCCGTCGCCACCACCGGTGTGGTCATCGATGCCATGCGTACCAACGAGTTCTTCCGTACGCAGGTGTCCGGCATGGATTTGGAGCATTCGAAGACCAAGCTGTCCCGTCAGGATGTGTTGGACGTGCTTCGTGTGCAGTCCGGCATCACCGACGTGCTTCTGGTCGATGAGGCTTACGAGGATTTGAAGCTCGACAACACCTTCGACATGGATGCCGATGTTTCCGCCGCGTTCCCGGACAAGACCTTCATCCTGCTTCCGTCGTTCAACGATTCGTCTCTTGGCGCTACCCTGTCCGGTCCTACCGCAGAGGCACAGAACTCCGAGTACGAGATCAACAAGAGCGTGAACGATGGTCTTATCGGCGCTATGTTGTCGCATCAGGCTCCGTTGAACTACGACATTTGGGTCAACGGCAATTATCTGCCGATTCTGAAGGAGGCCGTCTCGACCTTCAAGGCGGACGTGCTGGGCGAGTAGCCCTCTTGAAGCTTAGGGGGTTTCACTGATGTCGAATGGTGTTACCGATGCCGTCGATTGGGTGGAATGCTTGGAGCTTCATTGCCTTCCCGACGCCGACGTGTTGAAACGGTATCCGAACGCTTGGCTCACGTACATGTGCCATCGTGCGGAGACCGTGGCGTCCACTTCGAGCACGAACTGCTTGCCACGGTTGAAGTCCGGCGACCTTGACCTTGAGGATTACGAGTTCGTCATCTGTTCTATGGTGTGGCGCGTCATCCGCTATTCGGATATCAAGACCGAATCGAACGGCACGTACCAGTTCACGCGTTTCGACCCGCAGGACAATCCGCCAGGCAAGGATGCGTCGCCGAATCTGTATCTGTCGAAAAGGGAGAAGCAGATTCTTGACGGCTATGCGAATGGGCGCGGTCCTATCGGAACCGTTGGCGTCGGCGTGAACCGTATCTATGGAATGTGATGCCTATGTCTCGTGAAACATGGGATTTGGGGCATCCTTACGATAAGTCCGGCTCCGATGCCGTTGTGGAGCATCCTTACAAGGATGTCACGGTTCCTTGGGTGAAGCCTGATTCGATTCTGTATCGGGACAAGGTGATCGTCGTGTTGTACACGGTCCGTCGTGGGCCTCATGGCACGACGTATGTGCCCGGCAAGGCTTACTGGTGCTGGTGTTCCATCGAAGGCCGCGAGCAGCAGGCTGGCATGTTTTCCATTTCCGGTGCCGAGGATAAGTCGCCGCAGACTTGGGGCGGTTTGCGTGAGGTCACGCCGTCTCAGGTCGCCGCCGTGGAATGGCATGGCGATATCCATACGGAGGTCTGGTATCAGGGCGACTGCTACGACGTTGACGGCGCTCCGACGTTCCGTCAGCATGGCGAGGTTCCACACTATGAGATGCATATTCGGCGTAACGCCGACTATTCGCAGATTCCTGTGGGGTTGCGTCCGAAGCCTCCTGAACCGGACCCTGACGACCATGTGTGGGGTGAGGCCGATGGCAAGAGTTTTCATTGACCGTGATCTGAGCACGAAGGTGGCCGAATGGTTCGGCCCGCAGGCCACGTCGGAGAAGGCCGACGAGGTGCTTGCCGATGCGAGGATGCTTGCGACCGTGCGCGCCGAGGGCCGCGACCCGGGTATTCCGGTCGCGAAGGACCTGAGTCTTGAGAAGCGTTACCACGGCATCGACACCGACGTGTGCCTTGATGTCGATGGCCGTGACGGGTCGAACGTGGCCGTCGAACACGAGTGGGGCGCATGGAACGTGCAGCGCCGCCATTGGGTCGAGGGCCATCATGTGATGCGTGACGCTGCCCGTATGAACGGTGGTGTCTGATGCCGCTGATTCAGCCTGATTACGAGCGTTACCCGCAGGAGCGTCCGATGGTTGACTTCGATTCGCTCGTGTACACGCTCCTGACAGCCGGTTTCACGGACAATGCGGATTGGCCTGACGTGCATGTGCTCAACGAGGTCGATGTGGATGTCGATGCGTGGGCCTCGTTCTCGAACATCGTGTTGTTCCATTCGAACGCGCCGACCATGGCTACCGGCAATCATTCGACCGGCGTGTGGGATTGCGATATCGACATCATCGTCGCCACGAACGACGCCGACCGCTCTTTCGGCTTGGCGCAGGAAGTGTACCAGCAGATCATGCAGTGGCCGCGTTACGGACGTACCGATTATGGCCGTGTGATTCGGATTGTCGGCAATCCCGGTTTTGGCAAGAGCGCCGGTGGCAAGCAGGCCACGGGCAAGAAGGTGAAGCAGTATTCCGCTTCCTCTTTCACCGTCCGCGCGGAGGATTCGCTTCGCGTTGGATGATTTTCCGTTTTTTCGTTTTCAAGCCTCGCCTCGTGCGGGGCTTTTTTTGTAAGGAGATATGAGATGGCGTTTAATGACGACGCTACTTTGATTGCCACTTACGGCACTTTGTTCTACGCTCCGGTCGGAACCGCTCTTCCGGCTTCCGGCGCTAAGGCGTTCCGGTTGAACTCGGACACCATTCCAGCGGGCAGTGGTGGTGGCAATTGGAAGAATCTGGGGCATACTTCCGCCGACAACAAGATTTCGTTCTCGTTCGACGGCGGCGACGCGACCACGCATAGTTCGTGGGCACGTAAGAACCTGCGCACCACTTACGCCGATTCGACCTGCACCATCACCGCGAAGTCGTTGCAGTTGGATGGCGACACTCTGAAGCTGATCTACAACGGCAATGACGAGGAAGGCGGCGTCGGCGTGGATATCACCAAGAAGCCGCAGACGTTCAGCCTGTTCCTGTTGGCTCAGGAGTCCGCCGATGATGATTCGGACATCCGTTTCGGCGCTTTGTTCCGCAAGGTTTCCGTGACCTTCGATGGCGGTCCTGATTTCTCCGGCGATGATTTCGTCGAGCAGGGCATGACCGGCGAGGTCGAGACCGTCACCGGCAAGAAGCCGATTGTGTTCTTCGAGGCTTCGAAGATGAAGCAGTCCTGATCGAGGCTGTTTCCTCTTCGCTCTGACGCCGGACCCCTGTTTCTCCTATCCGGGGGTTCCGGTCTTTTCCCGTTATTCGTTGACGGAAGATAGGAGATTTTCAATGCTTTCAGATAGGAGAAAACATGGTTGACAAGACCGTTGAAGAGAATACCGCCGCCGAATCCGATGATTTCCGTATCCCGGAGACTTGGACGGAACTGTGCGAGAACGAGCCGCTGTTCTCGATTCTGCCGCCTCTGGCCCCTGCTGAACGCCTCTCGTTCAAGCAGGCCGCACAACTGCGCAAACTGTCCAGCATGGCCGGTTTCACGCTCAACGCCGACCTCAACGGCCCCGAAGCCAAGTCCCTGAACGACATCGAGGCGAAGATCGACGAGCGTATGGAGTTCGTCGGCACGGCTTTGGATTGGGTCAAGTCGCTGACCGACGAGCCGGACAAGGTTGACGAGTGGACGACCGGCATCGGATTGGATGAACTGTTCTGGCTCATCGAGGCGATTCTCATGTTCTACACGGACCAACTGGGAAAATCGATCGCTTCGAAGCGCAAGTCCGCGTCCACCCGGTCGAACTGACTTCCGACTTCCAACGTTTCTATGGTCTGGACATAACCGGCGCGAGGCTGAATCCTACCCGCGCCGAACGCCTCGCGGCGGGGCTGATGGCACTGCCTGACAGCCTGTACAGGGCGCGGATATTGGAGGATGAGCCTCCAACCACGTCCGATGAATCCAAGACAGACAAGCCGACCGTACTGCCATGGCTTGGATGGGATTCGAAGACGATGGTCGCCGTTGAGATTCGCAACATGATGAACGCGGTGATCACCGCGAAATACGGGGGCAAGAATGCCAAACCGCATCCACTGCTCCCTCCCGGCGCTGACAAGGAGCCGCCTCGCCGGGAGAACGAAGGTACAGCGGAGAACTTCGAACGCATGTTCACGAAGTTCCACATGACCTGATTCTGAACAAACCCCCACATTCCCGTGGGGGTTTTCTATTTCCGTCTTTCTTTCTGGGGGTTGCCTATGGCTGGCGAGCATCGCGCCGGTACGGTCGTCGTTCGTGTCACTGCGGATACGAAGGGTTTCCGCCGTCAGGTCGAGGAGGCCGCACGCGGCATAAACGACCTCGACGTGAACGCGGTATTCGAACCTGACACCGCCCAGCTCGAACGCGCCTACCGCGAATGGAACGGCAAGAACGCCTCCATACAGTTCAATTTCAAACCCAATACGAAGAACATCGACCCGTGGATGAAACGGTTCGAACAGCAGGAGGAGCGCCTTCGTCGCGGACTCTCGCTCAAACCGGACTTCGATTCGTCCAAATTGAGCCGTGGCCTGTCCGAGTTCAATTCCCGTACCAACACGGCCCTCCGTGGCAACGGGCTGCTGAACTCGAAGCTGATCGAAAAGAACCTCGACCAGACCGTAAAGGCGTTCGACGCCAAAGGCCGCGAGATTGCCGACACATCCTTCTTCAAGAAGTCGGCCCTCCAAAAAACCGAACAGCTTTCGTTCGCGACAAGCCTCGACAAGACCGTCGATAAGTACCGCGAGAAGAAGATGGACCTGTACCAGCAGGTCCGTGGACTCATCAAAGGCAACGAACACCTCTCCAACGAGCAGATACGCCAATTCGAGAAACTGTCCAACCGAATCGTCAAAACCCGCAACGACATTCGCGGACTGAAAGGCGACCTCGCCAAGGCCACCCGCGAAGTCGAACGCCTCGACGCGCAACGCCTTGAGATGAAGACGCAGAAGCTCCCGACATCCGACCTATGGAAGCAGGAACGCGAAGCCGCGAAGCAGGCCACGGCGGTCAACAAGGCGCTCGCGGGTCAGGAGAAGGAGCTTGGCAGGCTTCGTAAGGCGCAGTCGTCGCTTGTGGACATCGCGTCCGATGGTGATGCGAAGCGTGTATCGAAGATGACCCGTCAGGTGCGTGCCCTTGAGGAGAGCATCGTCACCGCTGGCAATTCGCTGTTGAACTTCTCCAAGGCTCGTGACACGGCTTTGGGACTGCATCAGAAGCAGGAGACGTATGCCGACTGGTTCAAGGGCCAGCAGGTCGCGTCGTCGCGTTTCGCGAAGGAGATCGAGGCGCAGCAGGCTGAGATGGCCCGCGAGTCGAAGAAGGCTAGGGACGAGTGGTCCCGTCCGGTTGACTCCACGGCCATCGCCCGCGAGCAGTTCGCGGAGTCGCGGCGTGAGGCCGAGAACCTTATCGACACGTATCGTGGCGTGCGCAAAGAGCTTGAGTCCGACGTGTCCGCCATGAAGCGGAACAACCGGAACTGGTTCGACCTTGACGAGCACAAGCGTACCGTCAAGATGCTTGGCGAGATCGACGACCGTATCGAGAAGCTGAAAAAGAGTCCGGTCACGAAGGCGACCCGTCTTGAGGGTTCCGATTTCCAGAAGCGTCTCGCCGACCTATATTCGATGAACGGCGTCCGTAACCGTCAGGATATCCGTCTGCGGTTCGTCGCTGAGAATCTGCGCGAGGTCAAGTCGAAGATCGAGGCGTTCAAGCGTCGCGGCGTCGATGTTCCGGTCACGTTGAAGGCCGAACTGCGGGAGATGTACCGGCAGCTGGCCTATTACCAGCGTCTTCTGAAGGATAATCCGAAGGCGCGGGTGAAGGTCGATGTCGAAGGTGATTTCGCCCGTCTGAACCGTGATATCGAACGGTTCGAGTCGCAGCGTGTGAAGGTCGAGTTCTACGAGGATGGCGCTGACGAGATACGTCGCACCATGCGGGAGCTTGAGCATAAGAGGCTCGATGTTCCGGTCACGTTGAAGGCCGAGTATTCGAACGTCGAAGCTGAGATGCGCCGGTATGCGGAGAAGCTGAAGTCCAATCCCGATGCGGAGATTCCAGCGAAGCTCCATATCGACAAGAAGCACGCCGAGGAGGAGCTGAAGAGGTTCCAAGAAAAGAACGACACCCTTGATATGGATGTCGATCTTGAGACCGCTTTGGCCCGCGCCCATCTCGCTTACTTCACTCGCCCACGCACGATTGACATCTTCGCCAAGTTCCATGGAACTGACATCGGCAAGATTCTCAACGGCATGACGTATGGCGCGTCCGGCTTGAAGGGTGTCGAGAACCAGTTCCAGAATCTTGTGAACCTGTTCGACACGTTGGACAAGAAGGTTCCACGTCTAGCGCTTGTCGGCACCGTATTGTCCGATATCGGCGCTGGTGCAGTGAACGTCGCCGGTACGGTCGGCGGATTAGACAAGAGCATCGTGAGCCTTTCCAAGGCCGCTTATGCCGCTCCCGCCGCGTTGACCGGATTGGGTGCCGTGTTCGCCACGTTCAAGATGATCTATGGCGACAAGGGCGAGACGTGGAGCAGCCAGATCGACTTCGCCGACACGAAGCTGTCCCAGCTTTCCCAGAACGTGCAGGATGCGTTCTATGGCAAGGCGAAGCCCGCCATCATGGATACGGCGAACGCGATAGGCGATTCTCTGGTGCCGGAGATGAGCACTCTCGCCAAGCATGAGGGCGAGATAGTCGAAAAGCTCATGCTCGCCGTGAAAGCGTCCTATCAGGCGAACGAGCTGCCAGCCGTCTTCGACCGTGTGAACGAGTCGATGGACAATCTCGTTCCCGGTGCCGAATCCCTGATTACCGCATTGTCCCATATTGGCATGGTCGGCGGCAAGTATCTGCCGCAGTTCACGCAATGGTTGAGTGAGGATGCGTCTTGGTTCGCCAAGTGGGCCGAGAACGTGATGGACGACTCCGACCGTGTTGACAAGGCCATGTCCGAAGTCAAGGAGCAGGCTGGTTATCTTGGCTCGTCCCTTCGCTCGTTGAAGGGTATCGCGCAAGGTGCGTTCACTCCGATTGCCCAATACCAGAATGGCATCGAGCAGTTCAGCAGCGTGTTGCAGCGTGCCGACCGTGCGATTAACTCCATGAGCGCTCAGGATACGTTGCGTGCTTGGGTGACTGGCGCTAGGGACGCCCAGAAGGGCGTGCGTGACGCTTTCGCCGATATCGGACATGCTGCGAACGAGTCGCGGAACGATCTTGCCGGTACGATGACGAATCTTGGTCAGTTGACCGGTAATTTCGTGGCCGACACCTCGAAGCTGGCTTCCGGCACTTCGGGTAGCATCCGCACGTTCTCTGGTGATGTGCGTGATGGACTGAGCATGGTGACTTCCAGTCTCGCGTCCACGTCTCCGATGTTTTCGAGTCTTGTCCGCATGGCGGGCCAGTTGTCGAAGACGTTCGGCGGCACGCTTGCCAACTCGTTGAAGTCTGCCGCTCCCACGATTGAGGCCATCGCCAATGCGACGAGCGCGTTGAGTGACGTCTTCTCGAAGCTGCCCGCTCCGATTCAGGGCATGTTGGGCTTGTGGATGACGTTCGGTCGTGCTGGCAAGTCCGCTTGGACGGCGTTGAAGAGCGGTGCTTTGGAGAACATCCAGAGCACGATGCAGTATCAGAACATGTTGCGCCAGTTGGGTGTGACGATGGATGGCACGAAGGTCAAGGCTTCCCAGCTGATTTCCGCGATGGCTCGTCTTTCCCGTAACGAGACGACGGCTGAGGTCACAGGCGGCGCGATGGCGTATGACAATGTGGCGGGTTTGTTCACCGGCTCCGTCAAGGGTATGGAGCAGATGGGGGAGCAGGCTGAGAAGACCGCTTCCAAGGTGGCAAAGACGGGTCAGGAGGCTCGCCTTGCAGCCGAGGGGGCTGTCCTGTTGGGTAATAACGCCAGTAGTGCTGGCAAGGGTCTGCGAAGCCTGGACGACAACGCCGAACCGGTCAAGGGCAAGCTTTCCGGCTTGAAGAGCGTCGCCAAGGATACCGGCACCGTCCTGTTGGATATGCTTGGCGGTCCTACCGGCATCGCATTGACAGCTGGTCTCGCTGCCGCTGGCACGGCGTTCAGCGCGTATTCCCAGCATGTCGAACAGGTCAAAGCCAACATCGAATCGTTCAACGAGGCGGCTAAGGCAACGCCTGACGCTTTGTCAACTCAGGTTTCCTCGCTTGAGGGGTTGAAGAATCGGCTGGATAACTTCGGTTCCACACTGAAATCCAACTTCTCCACTTCGGATTCCTCTTGGGACAAGTTCTGGCGTGGAACGTCGAATGTGGATAGCATGTCTTCGGCATTGCAGATGCTCGGTCAGAACGAGGATTCGGTCGCACGCAAACTGTCCGGCAGCAAGAGTGACTACAACAGCTACATCAAGACGTTGCAGCGGATGACGACCCAGACAAACAAGCAGGCTTCGGCTGACAAGAACTCCGCGACCGTGTTCGATATGAGCAGCATGAACAGGCTTCAGAAGTCCGCCAACATGCACCAGGCCGCGAAGACCGCTTTGGCTGACGCCCAGAACTACAACGATGAGATCGAGAAGTCCATCAAGACGCAGTCCGCTGCCGCTGGTAAGAGCGCTGGTTGGGTTGATCGTCTTCGTGATGAGGGTCAGGATTGGCAGTCCATCGCGGATGGGCTATTGAGCGCCACCGAGAAGAAAGAGCGGTTGGCTACCGTGACAGGCTCTCTGGCTTCGCAGGTTGAATCCCAGCGCAACGCGAACATTCAGGCCGCTGCCGCGTCCAGCAGTTATGCGAAGACGTTGCAGCAGGTTGGTGAGGCGATGAAGACCGTAAATGATCTTCATTCCAAAGGCCAACAGGTTTGGGACGCCCAGAAAAAGGATTTCGACTATACGACTGAGGCTGGCCGTACCGCCGCCGACTCGTTGACCGCTTTGGCTTCCAGTTCGAACGATTACCTGAATGCGATGATCAAGCAAGGTAAATCGCAGAAGGATGTGCTCGCCAAGCAGAAGGAATTGTCCAGCAACTTCAACGCTCAGGCCAGTGCCGCTGGTTTGGACGCCGCTGCTGTTGACGGATTGAACTCAAGTCTGTTGATGACTCCGAAGGAAGTCACCACACAGATCAACGTTCAATCGTTGGAAGCGAAGGAGAACCTGGCGAATGTCGTTGACAGTATGAGCTACCTGTTCCCCGATGGGACACGTAAGCAGGTCAAGGATATTCTGTTGAACTCCATCTGGCAGGGTAAGACCGATGCCAACCAGTTGTCCGACATGGTGCAGAGGCTTTCCGATGGCAAGCATACGGTCGTGATTACCGGCGATAACAAGCTGGCGATTGTCGCGGCCAATGATGTGACCAATGCCGTCATGAAGGTGCCCGCGTTGAAGAAGGTTTACCTCAAGGCCATCACCGAAGGCAAGAGTGATACCGAAGCGTTGGAAGAGAGTATTTCTTCGATTCCGACGATGAAGGATGCTTTTGTCAAGGCGAAATCCGAAGGCAAGTCCGATTTGGATGCGTTAAGGGATGCCATCTGGCAGGTTCCTGAGATTAAAGAAGCCTACTTGAAGGCGACTTCCTCTGGTAAGAGCGAGGTTGATGCCTTGCGAATCGCGTTGAGTTTGATTCCAGATGTGAAGAACACTGACATCACCGCAACTGATGATACCCAAGCTGGCGTGGCTAGTGCGCAGTCCTCTGTGAATGGCGTGAAGCAGGCCTCTCCTACTGTGATTGATGCGACGGATAGGGCGAGTATCATAGCCCAGCTTGCCAAAGGCAACATTGAAGCTGTCCCTCGTAATTGGCCTACGCTTTTCGCTGGTATCGGCAATACGTCTGCTGTGGCGATTGATGCGAAAAACCAGATTGTCTCCGTGCCTACATGGTGGGGAAGTCGTCTTGACGCTTCCACGACCGGATATGATGCTGTTGCAGGTCTCGCCGGACAGTGGAACAGCATTCAAAGCAAGAGTGTGACGCTTGATGCGTCTGTTGTTGCTAGGGGTATTGCGAATGCTGGCCATAAGGCTACCGGTGGTCGTATTCATGGTCCGGGTACTGGCACGTCTGATTCGATTCCTATGTGGCTGTCAACTGGTGAGCATGTCATCAAGGCCGCGTCCGCGAGCAAGCTTGATCGTACTGTCGGCCCGAATTTCCTGAACGTGTTGAACGCTACCGGTGATCTGGACAGGGCGGTGTCGCAGGCTCGCACGTCGTATGCGCGTAGTGCGGTTGATATGAGTCGTAGCGCGTATGCGGCTGGCGGGCGTGTGGAGAAGATGATGTCCGGCTTGTATGAGGTGAATGTTCAGGTTCCTGATTCGAGTCGTGAACTGGTGTCCGCCGTGAACGATCTGCGTCGTGAGGTTGCGGGCTTCCGTGATGGTATCGGCGGTGAGATCAGCCGTAACAGCAGTCCTTGGCCGAGCAAGCGTGATTTCGTCCGTGATGTATTGGAGGCAAGTCGTCGTGGCAGGTGAGCTTGCGTATGTGAGTGGTTTGACCGGTGAACGGTTTGACGTGTCGGATTATGCGACCGTTGATTTCGAGGGCGCGTTGGAGTTGCGTGGCCGTGAATGGGATTACACGGTGCGTAACGGTGGGCTGACTGGTGTTTCGAGGAAACGTCGGGAGGTTTCCGTTGACGTGCATTATGGTGATGCGGCTGCGTTCGACTCGTTCATGCGGACTGTTGACGCTGATCTGGCCGTAGGCAAGCCGGGACGGTTGGAGGCTGTGAATGGTGCGGGGGAGGTTTGGACTCAATCGTGTTATGCGGTGAAGTCCGAGGCTTCCTCGCATCCTGGTTCTTCCGACCCTGTGTGTGCGCTTTCGTTCGTATTGTTGGATGGCGTGTGGCGGCATGATGCCGGTACCGTGTCGTACCAGCCTGTGTCCGGGTCTGCCGCGTCTGGCTTGGATTTGCCGACTGACATGGGTTATGATCTGGCTGTTTCGCGTCCGTCATGCATGGTGTCTAATCGTATGCGTGTTCCGATGCCGTTTCGTCTGGTCATATATGGGGCTGTTTCGAATCCGTCGTTGACGATTGGTGGGAACGTGTACCGGTTGAATGGTGATGTTCCCGCTGGCGCTTACGTGGCGGTTGACTCGTTGAAGAAGTCGATCATGCTGCATGGTGCGGATGGTTCTCTGCGGAACGTGTTTTCGTGGGGTGTGCGCGGTTCCGGTTTGAATCGTGGACAGTATGTTTTTCAGCCTATTCCGGCTGGTTCTAGCGTGGTTGAGTTGGGTTCCGGTTTCGGTTTTGATCTGACGGTTGTCGAGGAGAATGGGGACCCGACTTGGTTGATTTGATTTGCGCTGACGAGAATGGCGTGCCGTTCCATGCGGTTTCGGATTGCGTGTTTGATTGCGCGTGGGGGTCTGGTGAGAATGATTTCGAACTGACGTTGTATGACGGTACCGTGCTGCCCGACCGTGGTCTTGTCTATGTTGACGGGACCGAGGTTGGCGGCATCGTCGATCATATGAAGGACGAACTGTCGGACGGCGTGAGTGTCGTAACGTATTCCGGTCGGAGTTGGCATGGCATGTTGGCCGGTAAGGTGTTGCAGCCGGATTCGGGGCAGGATTATCTGAAGGTGTCCGGCCCCGTGAATCAGGTGTTGTCGAACCTGTTGGCCCGTATTGGATTGTCTGACGTGTTCAAGGTTCGCGCGGATTCCACGAAGACGATTCCCACGTTCCAGTTCGACCGGTATTGCACCGCATATGATGGCATCCGCAGAATGCTGGCAGCGAATGATCTGAAACTCATGTTTCAGGAGGTTGACGGCACGGTATGGATGTATGCCCAGCCGATTGCCGCCCATGATGATACGGTCGATTCCGATCTGGTTGATTTTTCCATCACGAAGGATTACCGGCGTATCAACCATATGATCGGCTTGGGCAAGGGTGATTTGAGGAATCGTCTTGTCGTCCACTATTATGCGGATGGTTCCGGCAAGGTGTCCAATACGCGCACGTTCGGTGGTCGTGACGAGATCGCCGCAGTCTATGATTATTCGTCCGCCGAGAAGGACGAGTTGGACAAGCAGACGAAGAAGCAGTTGCAGGATTTGCAGGGCGCTGGCGCTGTCGATGTGACCGTGCATGACGGCTTGTCGCTTGATGTGGGCGATAGGGTCGCGGGCTGCGATCATGTTACCGGCCTGACGGTTACTGCCGTCGTGTTGAAGAAGATCGTGAAACTGTCTGGCGGCTTGCTGTCCGTATCGTATGAGGTTGGCGACGCGGCTTCCTCGAAGACGGAATATTCGAATTACACGAGTTCCTCTTCCTCTTCGTCTTCCGGTGGTTCGGCTGGCGGTGGCGTGTCTTTGACGGCTGGCCGTGGCCTGTCAATTTCAGGCGGCACGATCAGCGCGGAGGTCGCTTCCGAGGATTTGGATTCCGTCAGGCAGGTCGCCGAGTCGGCGGACAGGACGGCTTCTGGGTTCGCGGCGCAGATCGGCAAGGCGAATCAGACCGCCGAGGATGCGAAGAACGTCGCCGATGCGGCCAAGACCGTGGCTGACAGTGCCAAATCGGGCATGATGACCGATGACGAACGGTCGAAGCTCGCTTCGGTCGAACGGGGCGCGAACGCCTACACGCTGCCGAAGGCGTCCACGGACGTGTTGGGTGGCGTGAAGGTGGACGGCAGCACGATAGTCTCCGTTGACGGTGTGATCAGCGCGCATGTCGGCGACGGCGCTTCCGGGAGGGTCGTGTTCCCAATCGGATACGTGGTCCAGAACACGACTGGTGTTGACCCTTCCGTTGATTTCGGCGGCACGTGGAGGCAGTTGCCTTCGCTTGGCTGTTTTACGTTTGAAAGGATTGGATAGTGAAGTCTGACGGTTACGCGAAGTACGTGTGCGACAAGTGCGGTAAGACCGCTTATGTCGCCGCTGGCGATACTGAGGCGCGTGAATGGTTCACCGTGCGCCGGTATTCGGCTGGCAAGGCGACCCGCATCGCGGATGATGTGACGCCTGATATCTATGAATTGTGTTCCCAGTGCAATACGTCTTTCATGACGTTCATGCAGAAGGATGACGCTTCGTTCGAAGCATGGTTGAAGGAGGTCGGACAGTGACCATCGAACTGGTTGACGGCAAAGCCGGAACCATGCACATCAGCAGCGAGGATAAGGCGATCATCCATCAGGCGAAGTTTTCGAAGTCTGACGTGGTGTACGACTGGGGCGACGTGTTTAAGTGTGATATGAGTTCGTCCAACAGGGCGACGATAGGCACCGGCTGCGCGTCGATCCAAGGCTTGGACTGGCATATCACTGCGGCGGAATCCGTGACGATCTCCAACGGGTCGCAGGGAATGAAGCGTAACGACATCATTTGCGCGCATTACCATCGTGATTCCAAGACTGGTAATGAGCTGGTGGAGTTGACCGTGTTGAAGGGGACGCCGAATGCGACTGCTGCCGCTGACCCGACCATTCCGTCAGGGAAGATATTGTCCGGCGCGGTTGACGCGTACATGCCTCTCTGGCGCATCCCGCTTGACGGCATCACGGTCGGTACGCCGGTGCGCCTGTTCACACCGAGGGGGGCTTTGTGGGATTCCGTAACCCAGCTATGGAAGCCGCCGTATACGAACGACAGACTCACTCTGTGTCGGGTCGGACGCGTCGTCACGGTCAACGGCAACGTCAAGTTCGACGGCAGTGGACAGCAGAACTACTCGACGGCGAATGAGATCATCCCAGAAGCGTTCCGTCCACTCGCCGATATGAGCATCATCGCGTTCCTGTCCTGCGGCTTCAGCCTGCTTGTCGAGCGTGGCGGGAAGGTGCGGATGCTAGGCGACCCGAAAGCCGCCTACTCCACGGCGCACGGCTGTTGGATGACGGAATAGTTTTCCGTAACCCTGTACAACGCGAAGGGCTTCACGGTCATCCGCACCGGCATGATGATGCTCGTCAAATACTCCGGCAATATCGGTAATGGCAGTTGGGATTCAGTGCAATGCGAATACGTGCTGCCCGTCGAACTGCGCCCTCCGGTCGAAGTCAATGCGATGGTGTGCGTATTGAACGGGCAGACGGCGAGAATGCTCGTCGTCAATCCGAACGGAACCATCAGATGCGCGAACATGGGAGCCGCGGGTAGCAATCAGGGTTGTGTCGGCTCACTCTGCTATCCGATCCCATGAGGATAGTTTTCCGTAACCCAGCTATGGAAGCCGCCGTATACGAACGACAGACTCACTCTGTGTCGGGTCGGACGCGTCGTCACGGTCAACGGCAACGTCAAGTTCGA